AGCCCCATCCTCGCTGTTATACCGATAGTCTCAACTACCTTTCCACCCTTTCGGGTTGTCTACTATATACCTACCTGAAACCAATGAATCCGTTTTTCATGGTTTGCGAGAGGAGAGAGTGGCGGAGCGAGTGGAGTAGGGGAGTGAAAAAGGATATGGGGGTTTCTGTGGCATTATACCATTATGATTGCAATATGGTACGTTGCTATCTTATCATCGATAGCTATTATCTTCAGACAAGTTGATAAGAATTGCCCTATGAGTTTTTACAGTGCTCTCAAAACTGTTTGGTATTAATCTATATTTTTCGAGCCAACATTAATACCAGATTGCTCGTTGTTGTCCTACCGTTAACAACTATATACTGTTCGGGTGACTCGGTACTGCCCCCTATGAGATTTATAGGGTCTCAAACCTTTTTATACTACGCGGTCTCCCCCCGCCCAAGAATGGGCAGTATTGATTACATATAATACCCAACACATTGCAACTAACATTTGAATGTATTGGATGATATATGCTACTATCGAATAGATAAAATCCGTTTTTCATGTTTTGCGGGTGATTTCCATATTTATTTCATCGTCTTCCTCCTCAACTTCCCAATTGAACCATGCTGGGTCATCATTCTCATTATACTCTGTATGTATTTTTCCATCTTTGGGAAGAGAAGACCGCCATTCATCAAGCGTCCTATAGTATTTCTTGGAGTAGTGGCGGACATGGAGTGTAATATCCTTGACCTGGATGACCGACCCATGTGCCAACTGAACGGAAACTATTATCCTTTTTGAGTCACGAGACGTCCAGGTATGCTTACTCCCTACGTTGGGAACAACAGGCTTTATCTGAACTTCAGTGGATAGATTGTCGTATTTCACAGAATTGATGCTCATTGTAGACTTAATTGATTTGTTAATGTTAATGTTAACATATACCTACCTAAAACTAAGGAATCCGTTTTTATGTTTAGATATCACGTAAAAAGGTTGATATTGTGGCTATCTAGCCGATACATATAAGTTTTTTAGGCGGGCACTCGACTTCGGACCAATTTTGTGGTCTACTTCGTTTGATACCTGACATTACGCAATCTGATAACATGAGAATATTTCGCATTCTTCCATTACGGTTGAAATCCTTTACCCAGTCGTCTCGTATACGGTAACCGAGATCGGCCAATGTAGAATGAATTGATGCATACTCGTAGGCATTGCTAACTATGATGGGGGCGTATAAGAGTACCTCGAAACAATTGTTAGAACTTGCGTAGCCTGGTGGCGGAGTTATACGCATTTCAGGAAGTGACATCATTGTAAAAGACAACAGTATCTATTGTTAGATTATTGAATAATTACGATTACTTGAATTGATTGTCTTAAGCTTTTAAGCTGATGTTAAACATTAACTAACACTAAATAATCCATTTTTCAAAATTTGTTGAAAATGGATTTATTGCTTCGATAAAAACGAAGTATTAAGATAACAACGACCAAATTTAACCAACCAACAATGGACACAATTTGTAATGGTATTCGTTCAAATGGCACACGGTGTACCAGGCCCAACAAGCCTGGTACAGGGGATGGTACAAAATGCGGAATTCATCATAATGCAATATTGAAATATGGACCACATACAAATGCTCGAAGAGAGCTGGGGTTTCTAAATAGAAAAGAGATTGCTGATTACAACAACAATCATAACAATATAAGAGATGCTCAGATACAGCAGGGTATTAACAATGATACCATTTGGTTGCTTAACGCAAACCATGCGGCAGACATGAGACTCATGCGAGCTCGACATACACGTCTTCAAACCGATTTAGTCATTCAACAACGAGAAGAAATCCGAAGAACTGGTGTAGACCCAGATACTGCTGCGCGAGAACGTGATGTGATAGAAAGAAGGGCGAGAAGAGAGCGTATTATGATTCATCGGAATCGCATTATTGATGCGAGACACCAGGCACTACAACAACCTCAACCTCAAGCTCCTCGCATCGCTCCGCAGGAAAGACAACTAGCCGAATTTGCTGCTGATCCTCAGAATGTTCATACTGTAGAGGCGGTAACGCATACGAAGAGGATAGTAGCGCGAGTACGAGAGATTCCTGTGCCGGAAGGCTACCGCTGGAATACTCACATCGTTTCAAAAACTATTGGAGAAATTATCGCAGAGTGCCAGTTGAATGCTCATGCTGCAGCTCAGATGTTCAACCAGTATGTTAGCCCGGTAGCAATATATGACATTGAAGAGGGCATATATGGTAAGGTTCTTGATTCTGTATGGCAGTATGTAAAGGCATCTCCAGACAAAGAGGACCTATGTAAAATTCTAAAAAATGAGATGACAGATAACATTGGAATGTGCGCACAAGGCAACCTTTCACGTATCTGTAACATCCTTGCGGGATATATGGAAGGTGTAGGTCCACAGGAATCTCTATCAGAGCGTCTAGGTCGTGTTCTGCCTCCACTGCTACAGATTGAGGATGCTGCTGAGCGAATTCGTCAGGCATGCGTCATTCTAGCAGAAAACAAGGTTTCTGCGAATGAATGGGACACCTGGATAGAACCTCTTATGGATGAAGAGCAAATTGAATTCTATGAACTTATTCGTGAGCAGTTCAATACTATCAATAACATTATAACTTAAGTATACATACCCTTCCATGTGTCGGCATCCTTCTTAGCAAAATCAGTTAACAATACTTTCACAATACTATCATTGATAGTTAAAGGAAATACAACATCCATATAAAACTTATATTCTTTCATGCTTTCATGTTTTGCAACTCGCAACATATTAAGGCGTGTCATCATACTTTCCATAGTTCGTATTAATGTACGAACACCTTTTTCATCTTTCGAATACTCGTCGATTATAAACTTAATAGCCGAATCTGTAAGTATAACATCTGTCTTATTAAAATATAACCTTTCCAGAATCTGTGGCCATATGTATTCTTTAAGAATGATAGTCTTATCTTTTTCACTATAACCACCACAATGAATCACGGTCATACGGTCACGCAGAATAGGATGCACCTTTTCAATATCATTAAATGAGAATACAAACAAACACTGTGATAAATCAAAGTCTACTCCTGCAAAGTAACGGTCGTGAAATTGAGTATTTTGTGACCTGTCTGTCATATGAATCATCATGCTCACGATTTCTTCTCCCTGCGGAGTTTCTGAAATCTTATCAAGCTCATCAAAGTACATTACAGGATTCATAGTTCCAGCATGCATTAAGCAGTCAGCAATACGTCCCCATAATGAGCCCTCATACGTGTATGAGTGACCAATAAAGTTTGCAATATCTGAAGCACCGCCAAGCGTAAAGAATTCAAATGGACGTTGTAAAACTTCTGCAATTGCATTTCTAGCAAATGATGTCTTACCAACTCCCATAGGACCCTGAAGAGCAATGACATTGCCAACGGATGATGGATTTACAATCCACTGTGCAATTATTTGCATTATTTGAAGTTTAGCTGGCTCCATTCCATAGATATGCTTGTCCATTTTCTTACGTGATTCTATCATGAAATTTGTACACTTTTCCTGACCATCTTTAAGCTGAATTGGTAGAGGAACAGTTTTCCCAAAGGGAATTCGCATGAACGCATCAAGCCAGCTACGAAGTTTATGACCATCGCCTCCATCACCAGATATTTCTGCAATGGTAGAAATCTTTTTGATAACACTTGATTTTACGTAATCTGAAATTGGTAGTTGCAGAACACGAAACTTGTGTGGTGTTTCTCCTTCGTCTAACACCAAACTTGAGACGCGATTCATCAGGTGCATAAGTTCTCTTCTTTTTGCAGCCGGTTGATTTTTATAATATGTCTCTTCTGATTTGGTGAGTTTAATTGGCATAGTTTCGGTCTTCTTTGAAGAGCGAGTGACTTTAGGTTCAGGCTGTATCTCTGCTTCTGTTTTTCCAACATATTTTTCAAGAAGATATTGGATAAAACCCTCCTCAAGTTCTGAATCTTCATCTTGTTCCGGCACGTAATCTGAATCATCTGAGTCATCACTACCCGAAAAACTAAGAATGAGTGTTGGTTTATCATCTGACGGTAGTGTATCATCATCTACCCAAATTGTGTCATTTTCTTTAGTTCGACGACGGCCTCTCTTCTTTGGAGGGGGCTGTGGACCACTGTCATCTGTCATGTTTTCAGAAACGGTGCGGCTTCTTGCGCCACGTGTCTTTCGTTTCGTAGGCATCCTTGCTTGTTACTAGCAATAAAAAGAGATATTCATTTTCCACTAGTAATAATAACATGTCATTAGTTGTAAAAAAAGATTACCCAGCTGGGTATCCGGATGATGCATTGAGTATTATTAGAGCAATGTCATTTGCAGATGGTAAGAATGTTCATATAGTTGGAAGCATGTCTCTTCGTTCTCAAATATATGCAGGTGATTATGATGCATATGAAATTGTAAAAACACATGGAAATCGCGACTTAGCATTAAAAGATATTATAAGAAAATTTAAGCATATTGTAAGAACAGTTTCTTCACTTCCAAACACGTACATCGCAGATATAAAGAGTGGTTCGGTGGAAGAATGGGTAATCATACATAAACCATATAACTACACTCAATCAAAATTCCAACTTGAAAAACTACATCGCGAAAAAATCATTTCAGATGAACTTTTTAGAGAAGGAACACGTAGAATAAAAGAACATCCTTCAAAACTTGAATTACTTGCACTTGAACGAGATTTTCGCCCTAATGTAATTCGTTGGTCAGTATCGGAAATATATGCTGGCTCTAAAAAACTTATAGATGGTAGAAGATTTACGTTATATGATGCATTCCAAAGTCCAATTATTACAAAGCTTGATGTAGTATCCTGGGTACAAAATAATAGATTTACAGATTTTTCTATGATTTATCAGTTTCAAAATAACGGCAAAGACCTGAACCCAGGTATGAGCGAGATTGAACCTTCGCTTCGCGAGAACATATTTATGCTGCATCACGAAGGAAACTATTTTAAAATGGCAAAACGTATGTTTGCACTTGCAAAATATAAGAAATATAATTCTATGTTAGAGAAGCTATCTCCTCTTTTTAATGGAGATGTGGGAAGGCTTTATATTGTATATGGCGATATTGGAACACTAGAAAGTCTTATAGAAACACATGGTATTGTTTCACCTAGTAAAATAGATTTTGAAATTGACCAGTTTAAGGGCAGACTATCTAATATTCGTCTTGAGAAGTATATTTCTCACGAACATGAAATTTTTGAATTGATAGATAGAATTGTTGATGCACGCAAATTAACTCGAGAACAAATGCTTGAGATTCTCAAGAAATTAAAGACAATTTTATCAAACCTAATGTCTGGATATGCAAAACAGTACTTACTAGAAACTCGTTTAATGCCCACGTATTAGGGAAATACCGTACCGCTAAATGCATTTGCCGCGCATCCTGAGCATTTATTTTTACCATTTAACCAATCGAGTCTGAATTGTTCTCCATGTACAAACCATGGGTCGCTAGATGATGCAATATTTGTCGACTTATACATTGCGCTCTGTTTTTTATAGGAAGTCCAATCTGAAGAATCACGAATAGACTGAGCTGGTGTGAATTCATAACGATTTATAATTACTCCACGCCCGTCATCAACTGTCTTAACAATTGTTCCATCTGTGTTCATTACAAAACCTTTAAATGCAAGAGATGGTGATGATGAGGCTATTCTTCCCTGCAGTGAGACGAGTTGGGTTGTATGGTCTGATATACTGTTATCGGGATTTGTAACATCGCCGTATAGAAAGCGTTTGTATGCTCCACAATCTAAGTGGTCAAATACCCAAACTTCAGTAATATTGTGTAAAGATTTTGCAACGGCAAGATGGTCAAAAAATGTTGGGCCCCACGTTGTTCCTTGCGAAAGTAATGAATAGTTATAACCGCCATATGATTGATTAATCCCAAGTGATGCCCCTGCAAATGTGGTTAAATCATATGTAAATTGAACACCCTTGTAACCGCGAAGAAATGCAGTCAATAATGCTGAAAATCGGGGGTCTATACATCCTACTACTAAAACTCTAGCGCCAGAAACTGTTCCAACTGGGTAATATTCATTCAGATATTCTGATGTCTGAATATCGTACAATGACCCTGCGTTACTGGTTGAACCATCGTTAATAATATAACCCTTTATTCCATTTGAAAAAATAGTTGTACCAGGCGAGCTAGTTCCAGCATAATTAGTCCACGTACGCGCGTTGATTGGAGTTTGTAACGATTTAAATTTTGCAATATGTTGAGTCATTGTATCTGCTACACTGCAACCAAGATACGCCCCACAGCTCAAATGCTCAAATATCAATATCTGTGTGACATTATGAAGTGAAATAGCAATTTGAATATGGTCAAACAATGTTGTCTGCCAGTTCGTTGATGCAAGACTACAGACTGAGCCACTCGTATTAAGACCACCCAAACTTGCACCTGCCAGAATAAAAAGGTCATATGTAAACCCATTCTTTCCCAGATGAGCGGCTAGGTAGTCTTCTATAACATTAATGTAACGCGGGTCGATACACGCAATAACAAACGCTTTGGTGGTAGACTCGTTGTCTACAGGAGTTCCGGGAAGAATAGGAGTACCTGCTGGCAGCGCATTAGTCATTGTTGAGGGTCCCTGAGAACTCATTTATATCTAAGAAAGCAAAGAAGATGAAATATTTGGTTCTAGGAATACTGAGTGTTATTATTCTATATATTTTGATTAATCGAGGATTATGCGAGCACCTTACACCTGGTCCACCAACTCTATTGACATTGCAGAATGATACAGTAGATTTGGATAGTAGACTAACATCATTAAAAGCCGAGTTTGATAAGATGGCTGCGCAGGCAAAACAGGGTGCTGATGCATCAGCGTCTGCAAGAGCCCAGATTGGTCTACTCAAGACATCACCCGCGGCGCCCAGTCCACCATGAAATATCAAAATAAGGAGGTAAAACTTCAACTGCTTGTTGGCCAGAAGGAGGGTTTGCCATAGAGGACTTTACCGCATCCGGTGTTAATAAATAACCATAATATTCAAGATTTGCAAGTTTACCATCAAATCCACCTCCAACTCCAGTGCTCACGGTAGAATTATTCTGTTTGGGCACCTGAGTAATACTATGATGAATATATAGATTTCCATTAATATACACATTTACTGCATCTTGTTCCACTGCAATCGCTACGTGAATCCACTTCTTTGCGGGAATATTACTGATTGGTATTGTTTCAGTTCCTCCAAATGTATCAACTTTTACTAAAAGAGAGTTTGTATTTCCATCTACAAGAAGTGCCGGACACATAGTCTTTAAGTCAGGAGAGCCTTTTGTAAATATTACCTTTGGTTCACCATATCTATAAGAAAAATCATCTATCTTTACCCAACAAGTGTAAGAAAATGTTAGACCTTCATGTTGGTCTTTTGAACGAGGAAGAGCTTTATTGCTCGTATAAGCCTTTTTACCATCTTCAGTAGATGGTTGAATTACAGTAGCAGTAGAAAGTACTGCTTCTCTACTAAAATACCAATATGCTGTAACCAGAACAGCTACTGACACCAAAATTGAAATAAGGATTGTTGACAAGTCCATTATTTATAACAGCGATTTATAGTGAAGTAGTATTATTTACGCTAATATGGACCTCTACCTGCTATTTGCGGGTTGGGGGTTAATGCAAACAGAGTGTATAATAAATTTTTTGATGTTTTTTGTAAAAGTTGTAAATGTCTATATGTACAGAATTAGATATGATAATGATTCTCATGGCGATATCATTACAATTCTTAACAAGGAAACATTTAGTTCATGTATAACAATTTTTAGGTCTAAAAAAATTTCATCCGGGTTCTTTGTTAATTTAAAGTCAGTTGGATATATCAACGCAGTAGATTGTTATAACCTATCAGATATTAAAATTACAATAATTACTACTCCATCTTACTTTGATTATCTGACAAAACGCCAAGAGATAAATATACAGAGAGAAGACGTCACAAACGAAATTGAAACATCCGAAACAAATAGTATTTATATTTACAATCGTTACGGTACTTATTCAAATTTTGGATACTCACGTTTATTGCTAAATTTAAAAAAATTAGAGCCATTACTATGTCAAGAATCAATTGTAGATGAAATTATCCGACAGTACAAACGTAAGGAACAATTAGTCATATTCATAGATGGAATTCCATGTAGCGGTAAAAGTTCTATAGGATATTTAGTAGCAAAACAAATTGGTGGGTCATTTTGTCACACATTTAATCCTACAGTTCCAGGTGATAATTTTCATAATCTTATAACACAGATTCGAGACAATGATAATACATTTCAAGCACCAATTGTAGTAGTTTTAGAGGAGATTGATATTATTCTATATAACATTCATAATAACAAACTGGTTGAAAATTCAAAAGTATCGACAAGTGTAAAAGATAAATCTTCTTGGTGTTCATTTTTAGATGACATGTTCATATATCAAAATATTGTTTTAATTATGACGAGTAATAAAACTAAAGGCGATATTGATGCAATGGATACCGCATATTTAAGAAGAGGAAGAGTAAATTTATATTTCACAATGAATACACCGATTACAGTGTAAAATGGATTTATACTCTTGTTAATTCTGCATGTTAACATGAATATATTCTTCTTGTACAAAAATCCAAGAACAGCAGCAGAAGCCCACTGTGATAAACATGTTGTAAAGATGATTATAGAAACTGCACAGTTACTATATTCAGCTCACTGGATGACAAATAGTATTCTACCTGAAAATGCATACAAACTAGCTCATAAGAACCATCCATCTGCCATTTGGACTCGCGAATCTCTAACAAATTATATGTGGCTATGCTCTCTTGGTTGGTGGCTATGTAAAGAGTATCAGTTTCGATATGGTGAAAACAAGGTTCACAAAAGTGAAGAGCATATCATATGGCTTCTTAACAATCCTCCTAAGTTACCATTTGTTGATATGACACCAGTTAGATTAGCAATGCCTGATGAGTATAAGATGCCTGATCCGATAGAGTCGTATCAGAAATATTACATTGAAGCTAAATTGAAAATACGAGGGATTGTTAAGTATACGAAACGTGATCCACCTGACTTTATAGCTCGTAACCTTTAACATGGCGTGAAGCGTAACACTCCGGCGAATAATGTCCTTCTCTTCCGCATCGATAACACTTTCCAGATACTCTAGAGTTTTTCTCCTTACATGATTTTTCATGAACTCCACACCCGAACTTTGTGGTGAATGTTCTGTCGCAATAATCACATTCCCATTCCTCATCAAAAGATTCAACTAACTCAGTTGTTGCATAACAATTCTTGGCAAAATGCCCATCTCTACCACATCGTGTACATTTATCAGTTGCAGCTCTGATTTCTAACTTTAAAGCGTTCTCTTGCTCTTCTGTTAGTTTAATTGAAACATACGAGCCACCGCGAACATTTTGAATACCATATATATCCATATACTCCTTCACGTATCTATCTTCGTCAAACGGAGAGGCATTTGGAATTTGTTTAGCAATACAAATTGGACTGTATTTCTTAGTCCAAGCAGAACCATAGCCCTTCATGTGCTGCTGGTATCGTCTATCAACATCGTCTGTCTTGCCGACATAGTATCTGCCTCCTTGAAGTCTTAAAATGTAGATAGTTGTAGCCATTTACTAGTTCATGATTATACACTTCATAAATCCGTTTTTATAACAACTTTATATTGTGTCAGCCCAGTTAGAAACTAAGTTACTCCATTCAACAAGCCCATTCTTTCTAGCCCGTGTAGCCTCTCTTAATAATCCAATCTTTGTCATTTCAAGAAATCCGGTTTTGAGTGATTTTTTCCAATAGTCTCCAATCATTGTAGATGTTGAATTGCCACTTGTCACATCTGTTAGCTTGTAATTTTCCATCATTGTATACAATTCATCCTTGCTAATTCTGAACATTTTGAGTATTCTACTACTTCAAACTTTATGATTTAATAAATTCATTTTTATCAGCAAGTTTTATCCCACCAACGCTTAGCCGTTCTAGATTTTCTCTTAGCATCTTTCACGATATCAGAATCAGTAGTCGAATATGTTTTTCCGCATGTTAGCAATGAGTGAACGCGAGCATAACCCCATTGTTGTTGAGTGGCACCAGGACGATGACCAGTTCTCCAAGCAGCCATACCACGGTCATATGACTTTCTCAGATAACTCACGGGAACTCCAGTAGCTTTTGCTTTTTGAGTTAAAGAATTAGCTTTAGGAAACATAGACTTAAACTTTGCGGTATAATTAGACCGCTTTGTTTTCACATTTTTATCAGTTGAGAATCCCACATAAGCCTTAGGATTCTTAAATGACATTCTACCAAACTTAGAAATCTCCTTTTTTCTTTGTGTTTTCTTTCGCGACGAAAGACCTTTAAAGTATTTCAACGGAGAATACATTACTACTTACAATAGAAATCATAATGCAGGAACGGGTGCTAGTTTCAAATCCTTTACGTTCAGTAAGCGACGATAGGGAATTAGATAATGATGATTGTATGGGTTGCTGTTTATGTTGTTGGCTGTGCTTTAACATTTTTCTTTAAAAAGCATATTCCTGTACTTCCTTTCCTAAATCATCATAAACTCCAAACTTTACAGAATATCCAGTAGCGGATGACTTACCGGTTGTTGTCATATTTTTGCATGTTGTTCCCTTAGACCAGAATGATAGAGCATCTGTGGGTGTCAGCATCTTAGGATAGTGATAGAAGTCACAAATGCGCCCAGAAAACCCACCTTCTGGCGTTAACTGAATATCTCCAACTGCTGGCTTAGGGACGCCGCTGAGAAAGCAGGACTTTACTAATTTTCCATCAAGGTATACGTCCAAGTTACGTCCGAATACAGTAATACTTACTGAAAACCAAGTCTGAAGAGGAATATTAGGAACTTCGCATACAAACACATCATCAGATGACCCCGAATGTCCAGCGGGTGCGGGTTCAGCTTTTCCAGAGCCACCTTCTGTAGCAGGATATACGCTCACACTGATTTCAAGTGAATTGTCTGTGGGATGTAAACTGATAGACGGATTTGTAACTGCTCCATTTGTACTATCTGGTCTCTTCACAATAGCCTTCTTCTTGCCATACCCGTAATTCCAGTCTTTTACATACATCCACCACTGCATACCATAACCGCCATCACGTTCAGCTGAGAGAGGAGCACGATTTCCCTTTACAATTGCACTAGTTGTGGCATCATGGAATGCCGGCGCCAAGTTTCCTGTGCTATTTCCAAAAATTGAGTTATATAGTTTTGACAAAATTGGAGGAGCGGGTGCTTCTACTCCTTGAGGAGCGCTTGTTGAAACACCTTCGGGAAGAGTTGGTACAGCTGAACCATCAACAACTGTTGAATACTTGTAATCACTTGTTCCAACATAATATTGAATGTACAGAGTCTTCAGCTTTCCAGGGTATGGGTCAGCAGTTAAACCTACATTTGATAGGTTTACTGTAAACCCGGGAAGCGCTACTTCATTTTGTATTTGACCAGATAGATACGCAGTTACATCCTTAAACTGTGTCAGATTATCAATACCATATCTAGCATAGCTAATATATAGAATTTTATCTGCAGGAACTTGTGGAGGTGGTGATGGTACAGGCGTACTACTTCCTTTAGACTTACTAAAAAAGATGTTAGGCCAACTATCAGGCGCAAATGCGTCATAAAGAACTATCCCTAAACAAACTATGAATGCGAGTCCAAAGAAATAATACAAGTATTTATACCATGATGCACTACCACTTGCAGCCTTAAGAGAGGCAGTCAAAGCAGCAGCTTGTTTTGCCGCTTCATCCTTCGTTGCCTGAAGTCCGGCAGTTGCTTGTTGCTGTAGTTGTTGAAGATAGTCACCAGAAGCACTCAGCTTTGACATATCAATTCCAAATGCAGGCGGTGGTGCTGGTGCAGCAGGCTTTGGTGCGGCAGGCTTTGTAAATAAGCTTCCCATTTGTTAGAAACACCGAAGTAAAAAACGGACATCTTAACAGTGATATCATGGATATAAGTAGAATGTATTGTAACAATTGCGGCGATAAAGGGCACGTGTTTAGGTCTTGCGCTGACCCGGTTATATCATGTGGTATTTTATTCCTTAGAGGAATTTATGAACCACTGGTGCTGCCTGTTGAGCCTAAAACAGTCAGTATTCTTATGGTGAGGCGTAAAGATAGTATGTCTTATATGGAATTTATTCGTGGAAAATATGATATAGCTGATACGGCTTATATTAAGCGTCAGCTATCAAATATGACCGAGTTTGAACAAAAGTTAATTGCAAATGAAAACTTCGAAACACTTTGGAATAAACTTTGGGGAAATAGTCGAGACAATGACTCTCCCGAGTTCGAGAATGCCCGTAATAAATTTAATTTAATTGATAGAAAGAAGCTGATAGTTGAGTCACCTACGCCTTTTAAGGAACCAGAATGGGGATTCCCTAAAGGACGTCGTAATCGTGGAGAAAGTGATGTTGAATGTGCACAAAGAGAATTCTTCGAAGAAACAAATATTCCAAAGGAAGCTTACATAATCCGCGAAGATTTAGTATTTTCAGAAACATTTAAAGCAATCAATAATATCACCTATAAGCATATATATTTTGTAGCTATTCTAAAAAATTCTAAACTTATTCACCTAGAGCAGAAGCTCACACCAGTCCAACGACGTGAAGTTTCCAGTGTCGGATGGAAAACTCTGGCAGAATGCAAGAATATAACTCGCCCACATTACGTAGAACGCAAAAAAATGATTACGGAACTAGAACGTATCATTTCTCTTGCCCCAAAATAATGGATTATAAACTATTGGCATTTTCGGCAATAGCAGTTTTTAGTGTATTTTTAGTTTCTGGACTAATTATTTCACTACTTTCAACTCAGCTTCAATGTTCAAAAATAGCATCCGCTACATCATTAAAACAAGGTGCTATTTCTGCGGTTGCGCCAACTTTGGTCTACACATTAGCCGCTGTATTTTTTATTGTGCGGCGTCCATTCTCAGCAACATTTGAATCATTCGGAGTTCCTGAAGAGACAGCTAGAATTCTTGGCGTTGGTTATTTGAGTATGTTAACAGCATGGATTACTAATGTGTGGAATGTTCATAATAGTGAAAAAAGCGTATGCCAGACAAATCTCAAAGAAATGACAGATTTTAAGAAGAAGTTAATGGCAGAACTAGCGCAGAGAGAGAAGGAAAAGGAAGAGACAGCTGCTAAGTAATGTATACTTTTACGGATACAACTACTTTATTAAGTTTAGAATCACAATAATTTTAACTCGGCAGTCTAACCTTAAATAGATTTGCTACAGAATGGACAACCTACAAGATTATGTCCTTGAGTTTTAAACAAGTCCTTTAGACATTCGAGACAAATTTTATGTTTTCCACAACTAATATCGACAACTTCCTTCTTAATAAGACACTTAGAACAATCAAACTTTTCATTAAGAAATGTAAACCCCTTAAACATGTCAACACAACGTATACACATTCCATTTTGAAGGTCTAGATGCCACTGTGGGAGCTTTTGACTACAAACTTTGTACGTATTACACTCTACAAGTTTGCAGTTATGTTTGCAATCAGTATTACCTTCAAGTTTAATAATACGTTTATATCCGCAACAACATAGTCTATGAGAACTATTAACATCGTCTTCTGTGTGATATTTGCCGTTAGAGCATTGTTCAATACACTTGCCGTTCCCTTCACAGTCTGACATCTTTTATCTTATTAAAGATGTTAATTTGTTCATTTTACCCTAATTTTATAAGGAGTAATCTAGATACCATACTATTGATATATAAGAAGTAACGGCAAATCCAAACATCCACCACCATACTGGAAAGACGGTCGACTCCTTTTTCCCAGTACCGAACGGTCGAATGCGCCCACGCTCTCCAAATGCAAGTGATGGTCTTACATATAGAAACCCTGCTACTAAAAAGAGATAAACTGCCACCATCCATAACTTTGGATTTTTGCGGATGATTGCTTCCATTATGATTTCGTCGCCAAAAATAAGTAGCATGTTCGTCCTACCGAATAGAAAAGCATTTTCAGATTCTATAACTCGTATCTTTTTAAAGTATAGAAAGACTGATGTGGACCCTTTAGATACTGCCGACTCCGAAGAAGACTTATGTAGAAAGCAGGGCGACCTATCAAAGAATACAAAGGAACTGTTTTCATACCAAAAAATCGTTCGCGAATATCTACTTATGGAGACGCCGTATCGTGGGCTTCTTTTATATCACGGTCTTGGTTCGGGAAAGACGTGCTCATCAATTGCAGTCGCGGAGTCTCTGCTCAGCACGAAAAAAATATACATTCTTTTACCAGCATCACTTTCTGATAACTATAAGGGCGAGATTCGTAAATGTGGTGACCCTATCTATGCATTTGAACAATACTGGGAACCTAAGTCAATTAAAAACGAAGAAGACACTGTCCAAGCAAAGAGTATGGGAATATCTCAAAAGTTCTTAGATACGAATGGACGTTTTTTTGTTACTTCTCCAGACCGCCAACCTAATTTTAGGACTCTTTCACTCGACATTCAAAAAGGCATTCGTGGGCAAATAGATGACATTTTAGACCAACGGTTTACATTTATTAACTACAATGGTATCTCTTCGTCTAATATTGACTCAATCCTCCCACCAGATAATGAGCATCAGTTTGACGACTCAGTAGTGATTATTGATGAAGCGCATAATCTAATTAATTACGCAATTAAAGAGTCTTTACGCTCAAAAATTTATCAGCGTATTCTCAAGGCAAGAAACTGTAAGGTCGTAGCACTATCTGGCACTCCCGTTATTAACAAGCCTCAAGAAATTGCTTTTCTAATGAATCTTTTACGTGGACCAATTGAGAGAATTTCAATACCTGCAAAATCTGCTAAACAATGGGACGAATCATTAATGACTGGATTTTTTAGAGCTATCAAAGATGTGGATACAATTGAATATAATTCTATTAAGAGAGTTATTATGTTAACACGTAATCCTCCCTATTTTGAAAGTCAATACAATGAAAAAGGTGAACGTATAGCAGTAAAATACAATAAAGATTTTTCACAAAAGGCAGACATTAAAGAATGGGTATCGGAATGGAAATCTAAATTTGAAAGCACATTTGCAGGAGTTGAGTTGTCTGATGCTGATAGAATGGTAGTGGAAGAACTCGAGCTTTTACCTACAAAATTTGAAGACTTTATGGGACTATTTGTAGACGGTCTTTCTATTAAAAATTCTAATCTTTTTATGAGACGTATTCAAGGATTAGTTTCATATTTCAAAGGAGCAGATGAACGTCTACTTCCCAAACGACTAGAAGAAGAAAGTACACTTGTAAAAGTTCCAATGTCTCCCGAGCAGTTTCAGCGTTACTTGGAAACTCGATGGATTGAAATTCAACGAGAGTCTCGGAAATCTCGCTCTCCTAACTTAAATGATGATTTTGGGTCATTTCGCATGACATCTCGTCTCGCATGTAACTACGCAATACCACCAGAATTACGAACAACTGTTGAAGAAGAAACTAATGAAGAAACTGTGATTGAAAAATCAGAAGTTCTTGAAAGATTAAAAGCCGACCCGGAACGATATTTGAGCGAAGATGCGCTTTCTAAGTTTGCGCCTAAAATGTTAGTTCTCTTGAAAGACTTGAAAGAACATATAGGAGAACCGAGTAAATTTAACAATCAGTTTATTTATTCTCAGTTTCGCTCGTTAGAAGGAATTGGAACGCTTACTGCAATTTTAGATGCAAATGGCTTTCAACCTTATAAGCTTGTTAAGAAGGCAGGTGTATGGTCCGAATCATCTGAAATGAAAGAAGGTGTGCCGGCATATGGTGTTTTCTTAGGTGGTGGTGAAGAAGAAAGGGAACTTCACCGTCAAATTTTTAATCAGGACTACGCAGATACATTTCCACAATCGTTGAAAGATTCAATTAAAGAGCATCGCCTTTGTGTATTTCTGGGCTCACGGGCCGCAGCTGAAGGCATCACACTTGCAGATGTGCGGCGTGTTCATATTATGGAACCATATTGGAATCCTGCACTTATTGAACAAGTAATAGGACGAGCTATTCGAATTTGTTCTCATCGCAAGCTTCCTCTCGACCAACGTGATGTAACTGTAAAACTATATATGACAGTATTTTCACCAGAACAAGCTGTTACAAGCGAAGGCCCCAATATCGTTGCAATTCGTCGCAATGATATGACCTTAAAACGATATGAAGGAACAGATTTACGTGAAACATTCATGTCATCAGATGAATATCTTTACGAGGTAGCATACGAAAAAGGACGTATTGTAAAGAATATTAGTTTACTTTTAAAACAAGCGGCTATAGATTGTGAGATTCACCGTAAATTACATTCAAGAGAAAAACCTGTAATACAGTGTATGCGGTTTGACACAACTGCTACTGGGGAAGATTTAGCTTATAAACCAGGTTTCAAAAGTGATGATTTAGATACACTATATCTTCGCAATATTCAGAGAAAAACACGACGCCTTCAAATTGTAAAAGCAAAAGGATTAGTTTTTGTGTTAGACCCGGATACAAACGAGGTATTTGATGCTCCCGCCTTTCAAGATACTAAGCGGCTTATTCGTATTGGTATTCGAACAGCACCTGGTGAAATTAGGTTTTTTACCTCAGTAGTTTGATAATATGGCGTCTAATGTTCAACGTGGTCCAACTCGTATGGATTCAAGCGACTGGATTAGAATAAAGCGACTTAACGGAGCTATAGGAAATATGATTTATGTATCTTCTCCAGTGTCTCCTTCACCTCGACAGTTCATGAATGTTGTAAACCCAAATCCCATCATTAACCCAGGAGTGGGGAGATATACCGAGTTTGGATTATCTAATATTCAGCGTCCCGCATCATCGTATACTGATTATGTTGCAGCAAATACTGCATCGTATGTTCTACAAACTCCAATAAATTCATGTGGAGAGAGTGGCGCAAAGGCTCTCACCGCCCATCTCATATGCAGATGTGCTCCCAGAGATATTATAAAGCACAATGGAGTGTGTGTAGTTTGCAGACACAGTTTAGTTTAGAATACTTAGACATTAAACTGCTAGACATATAATAGAGAAATGACAGGGGGATTAATGCAACTGGTGAATAAAGGAGCACAAGATATTCTTGTGACAGGAAATCCATCCTTTACTCATTTTAAATCTGTGTATAAACGCCATACCGAATTTGCAATGGAGCATTTTAGGTTATTTTTTAAGACTACAAATCTAAGTCTTCCGCCATCGGGAAGCTTAACATTACGAGCAAAAGTAGAACGATACGCCCAACTTTTACATGATTGTTACTTAAGTATAACACTTCCTGATATATATTCACCTGTTATTGCTACAAGTACTCCTGCGCAAAACTTGAATCCAAGCTCTAATGCGATAGGATATGAGTTTCAGTGGATTCATAATATTGGTTACAATATGATTAACTATGTTTCGATAAATATTAATGGAAGTGAAATTGTTAGACATACAGGTGAATGGATGAAAATATATGCAAACCTAAAATTCGATGCTAATAAAAAAGCATTACTTGAGCAACTTGTTGGAAATATTCCTGAACTTTATGACCCAGCAAATGCATTTGACCGCTTAAGTCAATATCCGCATGCTATAACAACAAATACAAATATAGCAGCTCCTTCAATTAACGGAAGAGTATTGACAATTCCATTACACTTTTGGTTTTGTGAAACTGTTGGCAAGGCATTGCCGCTCATAGCCATGCAGTATTCTGAAGTTGAAATTATAGTTGACCTAAAAAACATGTTTCAGCTATATACAGTTATTGATGTAAATTCATCAAGTTCTACGTATGGACAACGTGTTGCGCCTAGCAGTAGTATGACACCATTTCTGTCTCCGCCATTATCAGTATCTCAATTACCTAGTAATCCAAGTCTGATAACTTGGAATTTAAATCCATTTGTGGAATGTAATTATATCTTTGTTTCTGATGCTGAAATGGCACATATTGCATCATCTGACCATTCGTATGTTATTAATCAGGTTGACGTAAGAGAAGGTTTAGGACACTATGGGCCTTCAAATGATTTGGAATTAAACCTAAGAAATCTATGTACTCGTATAGCATGGGTATGCCAAAGAAATGACAGATTTCTTGTCAACGATTTCGACAACTATACAAACTGGGAAAATCCATATGAGCCGCCAATAGGAGGTCCATTACCATTTGTATCCCTATACTATACATCTGGAATCGCGCAACAATCTGGAATTACTGCGAGAGATATATTATTAGAATCTGCAATTATTATTGATGGTAAAGAGCGATTTAATTATAAACAGACCGAATTTTTCAAATATATTCAAAATTATAGACACGAGACTGGTAGAACGATTACAGATTTACCAGGTATATATACTTACTCTTTTGCACTTGAAAATGATAAGGAACAGCCGTCGGGGCATATTAATGGTTCGCAATTTAACAAAACAATATTAAGAAATACATTTGTACAACCTCCATTGTTAAGTGGAACATTAAATCCATCTGGTACTGCATTATGCGTATTAAAGTCAACCGCAAATCTTCCAAATCCAACAATTGTAAATCCTATAGATTATGCAAATAATTCTGACCTAATCGTTACGATTTATAGAAAAACTGCAAATAATACTTTGATATATGCTTATAATGTTCGTGCATTTGTAGAATCGTACAACTTTCTACGAGTTATTGGAGGCATCGCAAATGTCGTGTTTTCTTCATAATAAGGATGAGTGGAATAATAGTTACCAATGCTACATATGGTACAAGCTCAACGTCAATTGATGTAACAAGTACGGTTTCTGCTTCTATAAAGGATGGTGTTTTGAGTATACCAAGTGTATCACCGACATCCTTAAATATAACAGACCCAGCGGTTGGTCAAGCAAAGACGCTACATCTATCTTACACAATAAATGGTGGCGACAAACTTGTCACAGCTGTGCGAGATAATGAAAGTCTCTATATCAATGCTCCTCCTCAGAGAAGTGCGAGCGGTCTTCAAATTACAAAGGCCGAGTATGGTGTAGATGGTAATTATACGGATGTAACAAATGTAGTTCAGGACATGATAAAGAATGGACATATTGATGTAAAAATTGGATTCAAAGAACTGGGATTACCTGACCCCAACCCTAGTAAGAAAAAGCAGTTTGAAGTAGAGTACACTATTAATGGAGCCAAAAATACGAAAACTTTAAGTGATGGAGATAGATTTAAGCAGAGTGCTCCTGCCGTTGATGCGCCATCAAATACAAAACCTACTGAAAATGTTGGGTCTTTTTTTGGAATCGTATTTAAAAGTGTTTCCTACTTTTTTGGAATGTTTCTGTATACACTTTCAATTTTTACCGGAATAGAATATGGTAATCAATTTGGGTCTCCTATGTTATGGGGTGCTGTAGCATTTTTCATACCATTTTTCTCATTCTGGGGGCTTCCTATTATAACATTTTGGATACGTATTTTTAGCTCTGCAGATTTTATACAATAGTTTAAACATTTGTTACGTATAATAGGTAATGGACATTCCAGACAATGTTATTAAACACTGGCAAGATATTTGGAGAACACTATGTGATATGGCATATAATCGCAAAAATATCGTACCCAAACTTTGGATAGAAATATCTAATTATGATAAACTTTTATACTATAAAAATAATTCTAGAAATTTTGATGAAATTACATTTGATTATATTTGGAAACAAATAAGCTCAACAGTTAATCCCGACGGCACATATTTAGAACCGAGTGTAGTTACTGAGCTAGAAGCAATTTATATTCCCCGTATTATATTTCAATCACCTGGAGTTTCTCGATTTTTTAGCCATTCATTTCCGAATTGTACAATTCTTTTTTGGGAATATGATATGTAAAAATTGCCTTTCGGCTTTTGTATTTACTTATTCATCTTCTTAAACTTACCGACACCAATGAAGCCCGCGAAAACGTCACCCGTATCGCGCGCCTCATAAACGCGACCAGTCTTCTCGCCTACGACATACTTAACTGAGTCAAATGTCACCTCATCAAAGTCCTCGTCATCGTCCGCCTCAGGACCCTTCACAAAGCGGCCATAATCCGCATCCCAGAATGTTCCGGGCGGGTCAACAGGTGCGGTCATTTCGATACTCTGAAGCTCATTCAGCGTAATATCGATAATCATAGCATTGGGCACCATTTTCACAGTCTCCTCAGACTCAGCATCAGACTCATCCGCATTAACATCATCCTCCTTAACAGGAATCTTGAGCTTAGCGAAAGTTCGCATGTGGTCAGACAGACTCCCATTGCGGAAATCATCGTCAGCAAGGTCTTCGACATACTGCTGAAACTCTTTCTTCACTGCAGCGGTCATCTCATCAGCAGAGTACCCCAGAGCCGTCTTGAGCTGAGCAGCGATAACAGGAGAGAAACGCTTAATACGCTTCTCCTTCTCAGCAGGCTTCACAACCTCCACCTTCTTAGGCTCAGGCTTTTTTGCCTCGACCTTAGGTGCCTTCTCGAGAATCTTAGCGAGCTTTTTTTGCTCCTTCTCAATCTTCTCGCGCTGCTTATCAGCATCATTCACCTTTCCATCAGCTAGCTTCTTCTCCCAGAGCTCGATGTTCTTACGACATGCGGCAATCTTATCAGCCGAGTCAGAAGCCATAGACTCAGTAGGAGCCTCGGATGCATCATCCGCCGTAGGTTCCTCCTTCTTTGCTGGCGCCTTCTTAGGCGCTGGCTTCTCGACCACCTTGAGAATCTCCCCAACATGGTCGGTATCCGTCTCCCAGCGTGCAAACTCGAATGCCTCGTCTGCATCAAATCCGTAATTATCTGCCAGAGCAGACACCAAATTATAAAGTTGCGTTTCCATTTGCTTGCTTGAAATCATTGTTGACATCTTGTGTTTATTGTGGCTATAGCATACTTCTTGAATTAAATAAATCCGTTTTCAAGGAAGCCTTCTTAAAGAATATACGTTTTAGGTATTTCAGTTTTTCATCCCAGATTTGTTGCTTAGCAAGATTATTGAGATATTCCATTTCACATTTTTCATGTATTTCACGAATAGTATAAACAGGTTTCTCGTTCGGAAATAAAGTGCGTGTGTGTGCACCTTTTTCATAAATCTGAATTGCTGGAAGACGAGTAATAAACTCACAGTCCTCATAATATCTTTTTGGGTCATAATTACGAATTTGAACATCAATTTTTAGAGAATTGCAAAGCTCTTGAATCTTACGAAAGATTGGGTCATTTTCATGTTCGGTTTTGTCAACAACAAAATCAACACGTATTTGATACATTCTACTTTCTTAGTTGTGGCGGATTGGATTTACTATATTTTACGAATCCATTTTAATCAAAAAACATAATCCATCCTTTTCAGGTTCCAAGCATGTATGGTATCGCCGGATTTAGTTTTTCTTTTTTTGTATTTTATTTTATTTTTTTTTAGATTTTCTATTTAGTCAATATGAATATTTAGCCACGTGTCATTATCAATGAATTCCACGTTGCTCGCAAGAAGGCTGCGAACAAGAAGCGCACGATTCGTGCGAGTCATTCCAGTCACATCGTATGCGTTATCCGCACGTGCCTCTAGTCCACGCTCGTAGAAGTTGTCCCACAGCTCAGCCTCCGTGTTGCACGGTAGACTCTTGTGGTAGACTTCGAGATGGCGCAGGTCACGGTGGTCATACTTGCAGCCACCCTCTTCGGGTGACTTGCAGCTACGCGGGTCTGTGACCTGGCAGCGGCATCCGCGAGTCTTTCCACGAGATGCGACCCACTTGTCAAAGTGCTCGCATCGCTCATGGCGAAACGGGCAGTTCTGCCAGATGCACGCGTTACCATGCTTGCACCAGCGAGGCTGGCGCATTTCCTGCTTGGGCAGACCTACTGTCTCCCATTCTCCAGAAGAGCAGATGCTCTCCTCATACTCAATAGTCGAAACTGTTGAGAAATCATCGCTAAAGAAGTCGCCCCATGTCACACCCTCAGGGATGACAGAAGCGCGTAAAAGGTCAATCATCTCTTGAGTGACAGACATTTCGAAAGCTTATAGGTATGAATTAAAGCTTGTAGTAAGAATTATACCTACAACTAACTCTTTGACACTTCATCAATCCGTTTTTTAGGGTTCAATCATTCTTCTTCTGAGTAATCACAGGCTTTTTCTCCTTTTTGCCGAGACCAAATACCTTCTTAAAGTCATCCATATTCTGTGTTCCCATCGAAAGATTGCATCCAGCGCAGATAGGGCGAAGGTTCGTGATATCTAGCGTACCACCATTTGCCTCTGCAAGAACATGGCCACAATGGAAGTCCGTGTTCTTGATAGGTGTTTTTTCACAGCAAGTACACATCGAAGTCGCGATATCATGACCAATATGGTTATTCCAAACTAGTTCCTTAATCTTCTTAGGAATAGATTTCTTCTTTTTAGTCTTCTCTGAATCCGAGTCACTCTTCTTACCATCATCATCAGAATCATCCTTTGCCTCAATCTTCGCAGAAGATTTCTTAAGCTTTGCTTCTTCCTTATCAATAGACTTTAGAGTTTCCTCAAATGTCTTCTTCTTAGGTGAAATCTCGGACATCTTGTCATCAAATACCTTCTGTATCTTTGCCTCCTCCTTTTCAATTGCCCTCAGCTGCTCTTGAAATGCGTTTTTCTTTGAGAGAATATCAGACATTTTATCATCGTAAGTCTTCTTTGCCTTTGCCTCGTCCTTCTCGATAGACTTCAACAAGTCCTCAAAAGTCTTTCTCTTGTCATCCATTTGCTGTAGCTTGTTATTATTCGACATGTTGTGGCTATTCCTTTCATATTCTGCCACTCTTTAATCCATTTTTCAAGCCTGCGTTATGTGTATTTTTTAACTATAATACGAATTAACAAATGACAGATACGGAGTTTGCAAAGACTCATTTACGCGACCATTTAAGTTCACTTATTGTTGCGCCTGTCGCTGAAGGATTTTGGAGCATTCAAAAGTCCGCAAGAGAGCTATGTGAGCGTAATAACCAAAATGACCAGATTCTTCGTACGTTTCAAAATCTTCTTACAAAGATTCCAGAGTGGTCGGATTCTACACTCGCTACAGAAGTAGAACGTATTGAAAAGGTTACTAAGTGCGATTACTTAGATGACTTAATTATGGGTGTTTTTATCTCATACATGAAGTCATTTGCGTCATTACATTACCAGGGCTCTTCAAAAGAAGTCGAAATTGATTTTGATAGACCATCTCTTGCTAAGTTTGTTCATGAACTATACATACATTCTGCCCGTAAGTTATGGCAAACCGCATACTTGGTTAACACTGAAGTGACATCGGAGGCACAGGCTCGTAATAGACAAGAAATTGAAAAAATCATTGGGCAATGCCTTGAGCAGGTAATTCGCTCTTTTCTTCCTTGGCAGGCGATTACGAAGAAGTATTTTCATAATAGTGAGCCTGAACCGGAGTTTGTTAAACCGGTTGAAGAAGAGAAGAAGAATGTCACATTTGGCGAAGATGAAAATAACGACGAGGAGTCAGAAGAAGAGGAAGTCAAAGAAAAGCTTATTATTTCAGAAGAAGACGCAAGCCTCGATGTTGCCGAAGAAGTAGAAGTTGACGAAATGGCAGAACTTGAAAAGAAAGCTTCTGAGACCCTCGTTCTAAATCTGTAGAGAATTACGAAAAAAGATAACAAATGATGATTCTAGTAGCTTCTGTAGCTGTCGCATTAGTTGCTTTTATTGCATATGCGCTTGACCGAAAGTCAAAAAGTGAGCCAATTGTGTGGGAGACAGCTGCAAAAGTTTCTTTATTTGGAGGTCTTGTAACATCGGGTGTAGTATTCGCTACTGGACCTGAGGTAATGACAGATGCAGTAAAGGTTGTTACGGACAATGTTCCAAGTGTAGCTGCTGTTCAAGATATGTTCGTTGGGCTTCCGACATTCTAGTCAATCATAGTTACTGGATTATTTCCAGTGCTTTCAACACCATAAACTTCTTTTAACGAAGCAATTTCCTTTCTTGGAACTGCATTATCTTTACAAAAGCGAGCTATTGCCTTGTAAAGATGAAATCCATGAAATCTATCGTGCTTCTCATTTATTTTTCCAAAAAGAATCGAGTTACCATCTTCAAGAGTTAGCCACTTTTTAAAGAGTTTAAAAAGCAGATTATTTGGTTCTGGTTCAGGAAAGATATCCCAATATAATGATGTTGCAAGGCGTACAAGGTCAAATGATGCAGATGGTTTTATTTCTGGATATTTCGAAACATAGTAATCTGCATAATTATACTGTCCACCAGCTTCTTCTTCTAAACAAAAGTGGTCACTAATAAATAGCTTTGGCTCCTTCATCCCTGTAATTTTTACCGATGCAATACCTCTTTCAAAATCAATAATCTTAATTGTATATCCATATGTTGGAACACGGTATAAAACTCCTCCACAATTGTAATAATAAAATTCAGTAGTTGTTGATACATACATAACATTATTCGCATGAAGGTCATTATGCGTCATGCCAAAATTTCGTTGAGCATATGCCAGTGCGAATGTAACTTGAGAAATCCATGCAAGGTGTTTTTCACTTTCAGGATTCAACATCATTAGTTGATATAACGTGCCTTCACATTTTTCCATAATAGTTATTTGAACGGGAACATCCTTAAATGTAGCCCATGCAAATGGCTCATAGCTTTCATCGTCCTCATCTGAATCATCGGAATCTTCCTCCTTACAGCTACACGAACGTACACCAAAAATATAAGATGTTGATACGGAAGATGAATCGGAACTATCATCGTCCATTTCTGCATCCTCCTGAATCACTCTTGTCATATCTGCCATCTCAGCGTCTACTGTATCAACAGTTAGTTCCTGAACTTCACCTAAGTCGGCAGTTTCGCCAAGCTGAATTGCAACTCTTGTTGTGCGAGTATGTTTAAAATCAGAAGTATCTTGAATCTCATCTGATAGTTTTATATCAAACATTTTTCCGATATTTTGAGAAAACCAAGGACGGTCACAGAGTTCACCATAGTCATCTGAAATATCAATAGTATGTTTCTTAGTAGTGCCCGTAAACACACCATAGACTTTGGGAAAATGTTGACATCCTGACTGTGAAAGAACACTACTTATTATAGCGCCAACATATGCGGCATTATTTGGATTTTGTATTTTTTCCATAGCAGACGATGCTTGTTCAGAAGAAGATGGAAGACCTAAAGTAGCACCGTATTCACCACGCATCCACTTATATGGAGATACTAACATAGTGGTCTTTCTGTGAATATCTACAATAGCTCCACTCGCAGTTCTAATTTTTGACTCTTCAAGTATGGAAGAAATCTCATCTGTAAATTTAATTCCATACATGTGTAGAGATTCCAAATGTGAAGATTTAAAAAGCTTCTCAATAGGGGGAAAATAAGGTTGAATATTTTGAATATTCCAATGAGCCAAGGAAGACTCTAAACATGCATACTTATGAATCGTTAGTGGAATCGGAGAATGTCTGAGTTCGCCATTCGATGTCTGTTTACGCTTTGCCATATTATAGAAATGTGTTAAAGCATAATCAAAAAGTTCACGCAGTATATTAAGATGAACTTCAATATTCGGAAGTTTAATATTGATATGATACGAGAACGTTGTGCGCTAGATTCTAGAAAAGCACCTATGATTGTACTAATTGGTAAACGTGACACTGGTAAGTCTTTTCTAGTAAAAGATATTTTGGCCAATACAAGAGATTGCTTTCCGATTGGAACAGTAATCTCTGGCTCTGAAGTAGCAAGCCCTTTCTTTCAGGACATGGTCCCTGCAAAGTTGATTCATGAAAGATACAATTCAACTATAGTTAGTGGGGCGATTAAAAGACAGATGGCTGTTAAACAGTCTCGTAATCAGGAAAATAGAAGAGGTGGTAATTCAAGTGTTGACCCTCGCGCATTTCTTATTCTAGATGACTGTTTGTATGATAAAACATGGATGAATGAGGAGTCTACTAGATACGTTTTTATGAATGGTCGTCACATTGATTTAACTACACTCATTACTATGCAATACCCGCTAGGTGTGCCTCCCAATTTAAGAACAAATATTGATTTTGTGTTTATTCTTCGCGAAAACGTTATTGGAAATCGTAAACGTATATACGATAATTATGCAGGTATGTTTCCTACATTTACAATGTTTTGCCAGTTCATGGACCAATGTACAGAGAACTATGAATGCCTAGTCGTCTGTAATGGGATTCAATCAAATAAATTAGAGGACCAAGTATTTTGGTATAAGGCCCAGGAGCATCCACCATTTAAGTTATGCGATGACTCACTCTGGGCAGACAATAGACCATTTACGAGTGCACTATTATCGGGGGAAGCATATGACCCAGAAAAGATAAAACGCAAGTCTAATGACCCATGGGTAAAAGTTAAGAAGATTGGAGATAAGGCTTAGTGCTTGCGAGTTCTACGAGCTTTCTTACTCTTTCTAGATTTATGAGTCTTACGTTTACCCCCTCCCATTCGCGTCATCATGTCCGATAAATCATCAATATCAGTTGATGTGCTTACATTCTTAAATAAATCAGCAAGTTCATCCATTTCTGCAGCTGTACTTGCCTTCTTCTTTTTTGCTTCAATCCGAGCTAAAGCTGCCATCTTTTTAGCTTCAAGCTTAGCGGCATAGTCTGCTCCGCGTTCGGTAACTTTACGAATACGAGGTGTTCTATTCATATCCATTAGTTTATTAATAAGTTTTTATTCATCTCGAATAGCTCCCTCTGAAGGATGAAGAGGAGTGTCAAACTGAGACTGAAGGTCCTGAATCGTAGCTAGGCCAGACTCCTCCTTAGCAGCATCTTCGAGACTCTTTTGTCTGCGTTCAGCATTCTCCTTCTTTTGCTTCTCAATCTTTTGTTGCTTTTCCTCGTCAAAGAAGATATCTCGGTTTACCTCATTCTCCTTGTACTTACGCATCAGCTCATTCAGCTCCTTTTCAGCATACTCAACCTCAGGCATCATATGCTCAGAAGGGTCCCAAGGTAGCCAACATCCAACCTTACCAATATAAAGATTATCACGAGGATACTTACGCTGTAGAACCTTCGCGTATTGCTGGCACTCTTCAAGATTCGCAAAAACACGGCGAACCTTCACTCCACGAACATTCGTACGAAACTTAACCTTCTCACTGAACTCTGTCTCAAGTTCCTTCTCCTTCTTTAGAAGAAATACTTGGTACTGTTCGTGAATATCAGTCTTCTTGACTTCTTCATTGTGAACCTTTACAAACTCCTGCATATCCCCCATTAGGTCGTCCACTTTAATAGTGTACTTCTTTGAAAGGAATACCATGAAGTGCTCCATACCCTTAATCTTCCAATCGTAGTCCAACCACTCTACAAACTTCTCATTATAGAACTCATCCTTCTGCTTAATCGTCTTTTCGGGCGAAAGAAATGAGATAATTGAATATCGCTGAGTAGGAATCTCAGAGTCCTCCTCGAGATAATCAATTACCTCTCCGTCATCGTCAGTTGTAGGTAGTACTTCGCGAGGCATTTGTTTATTAGTGGAGTCGTCTGTGAAAACCCGTTATTTAACGCAGAATCTACCTTAAAACGGATTCATCTTCTACAATAGATAAGAAACCTAAGCCGGAGAAATGACAACTAAGTATACTATCGGTATTTTTGGAGATGGTGGTGTTGGAAAGACAGCATTTGTAAGAGCACTCAAACAAAAGAAGTTTAACCCGCAATATCTACCAACAAGTTGGTATGAAGTACATTCAATTGATAAAACCAAGAATGTAAGAGATTACGCAGGACAAGACAAATATAGACTACTACCACAAGATATGAGTAACGTTACATCTGCGATTCTGATGTATGATGTAACTAATCCTATAACCTATAAAAATCTAGAATACTGGTATAATCTTGTAAAGACACAATGTGGAGATATTCCAATGATTCTACTTGGAAACAAAGTGGATATTAAAGACAGAAGAGTTTTCAAGAATATGATAGAATTTCATAAAAATAACAATCTTCCCTATTATGAAATCTCAACAAAGACAGGATTTAATATGGATAAAATGATTGAAAAAATTAACAACTAAACATGAGTATTGGGCTTACACTCGCCAATTCCTTTTGTTTGTTGCATCATGATGGGGGCTGGACAGTTCTTACAAGGACACTTTTTATGGTCATATCCTAATATGTGCCCAATTTCATGACTAACCATATACTGCCTATAATCTTGAAGAGATAGCTTACTGGCTGAAGCTCCGTGAAACCATCTATCTGCGTTCAAATACATAAATCTCCCACCGAGTTCAGCGCATGAAAGATTTTCGGATGAACCACAAATCTTTTTAACTGTACTTGCCATGCATAAACGTATGAGAACTTGTTCTTCGCTATCAACCGGCTCAAAAAAATATCCGTGTTTAGCCCAACCATTTGGGTCATTAAGATATGCTCCAATGGAGTAACTAATTTGTATAGGAATACTAATTCTATAATTCTTGATGACTTCATCATCAATCAAAAACTTATACTGAACATGCTTCATTTGAATAATTATCTAAAGTCTTGTATAAAATGCCTGAAGCCAAACAAGCAGTAGCCCCCGGTATTGATTTTGGTGATTTACTTAGCCGTCTCGTCAAGTATGCTCTTGAGGGCCTTGTCGTAGCAATTGCTGCGTTCTGGCTTCCTAAATTCATGGGTGGTCGCTCACTACCTCTTTCACAGATTGGAATGATTGGTATGGTTGCGCTTGCAACATTTGCCATCCTTGACGTATATGCCCCTTCCGTTGGCGCCTCAGCACGCACTGGCGCTGGATTCGGTATTGGCGCCCACCTCGTAGGATTTCCTTAAATACGCTCCATAATTGAATCCATAATGATTTGAATATAATTGCGTGGAATATCTCCATAAGTAAATACAGCACCGCGAGCTCCTCGGTCTTCTGGTTCTGTATACTCATCAATAATAATCTCAATGTGAGCAGAACGTTCATAATTCACAGCTCGAACTCGAAGAGTCCAAATATTGTCTCCTAGGTGACGAAGTTTATATGTGAAACCTAGATTTTGAAGAATGTTATTGCGAATATCATCAATTATTGATGGCATGTCTACATGTTGTTGAGTCTCAGTTTCTAGCATTTTTCGCAATGACCCTTACGAAGTTACAAATAAATCCATTTTTAATATAACTCAGTCTAAAACGAATATAAGTATACTTATGGTAGACCAAATGCAAAAATGTACCGATATAATGGAAAATGGTATAAAGTTCAACCCAAGCCATATGAGCCCGAGCGGCAAACTGTTAAAGTTGCATGGTCTCAAATTCGAGAACCAACCCTAACAAAAGAAGATGTATATAGACGCTTCTTTGAAACGCAGCGAGAAGATGCGCGAATTTTATATCCTTCGTTTCGTAAAGATGCTGACTGAGCTTATTGTTTCTGCAATTGTTGTAATTAGTTTTATAGGAATTTATTACCTAGTAACTGGAACTCCTCCAGGAGCTCGTGTTATAGAGCAGACACCTCCAACTGGAGAATTAGATACAAACCAGGCTAATTTCATGTTTTTCTATGCAACGTGGTGTCCTCATTGTAAAACTGCGCAACAACCGTGGCATTCTATGAAACAGCTAGTAAAAAACTCCGGTTACACATATGGCGGAAAGACAATTTCGTTTGAAGAAGTGAATGCAGAAACTGATAAGGGTAAAGCTGCACTTTATGACATTAAAGGATATCCGACATTCAAAGTACAAACATCAAATAAACTATTTGAGATGGTTGGTAAGCCCACCACTGGAAACTTCAGGGAATTCCTTAAGAAGGCCCTTGGAGATGAGAAACCCTCGCATTGATTCTTCCGAAACTCGTAAAATATCTGCCACATTAAAATCATTTAAGTCAGATTCTGCTAGTAAATTTGGATATATAAGGTCTAACGTTGTATCATTTTTGCACAGTTTAACTCCCGAATTTACACTCATATTATAGACTTCACGAATATATGTCAAGATAGACATATCACTAAGTGACTTTGGTGTAATTTTTCCACATGCATGTGTTTTAAGAGAAATAACAAATGCATCTTTTTCAAGAGCTCCGATATACGGTAAGAATGCATCACCGTCAATATAAAGTTGCCCGTATAATTCCTGAGGTCTGTATACGAAAGGTAGTGCACATGAGCAACGTAGGGCATCAACAATAGTTACATCTCCAGTAAATATTGTTGGAACACCTTTTGTGATATTTGAAGAAATGATGTAAAGTGGCATTTTTGCATCTCTAATTTTAAGAGTTTGAATGTCAAGCCCAGAAAGCTTAAAAACTGATGATATCTTTTCATGAAATACATCCATAGTAAAAGTTCCCTTTTCTGGAAATCCAGTTTGTAGAGTTTCAAATGTAAGTGATGGTACCAAACTACTTAGGGCAAGAACATCTTTTTTGTCATCCATAAATTTGTCTCCAAACGGTATTTCAAACGCAACGAATACTGCTATTATAGCCCCAATTGATGTGCCATAGACTCCATTTGGAAAGTATAGTTTTTGATACTTTGCTAATTCTCGTAAGGCACCTATATGTAAAATACCTTTAGCACCTCCACCTCCTAAAGCTAGTTTTTTGAACGGCAGAGACATTCTTGGTATGTAGTAAGTAACAATGCTGAAAGCCCGTGAAGTATGGAATGAACAAGAAGGTAGAAGATTAAATCGTATGGCTGCAATGATGCCAGTTATGACACAAATTCAGGCAAAAATAAAACAGCAAGCTGTTCATAATACCAATGCTCCCTATATAGTTTATGAAGTTCCGACCTTTGTCTTTGGATATCCTCTTTATAAGCTGTCGGAAGCACTTGAATTTTTAGTAAAAGAGTATATGACAGCTGGATATTGGGTATGGATTGTAGAAAACAAATATCTTCTTATTTCTTGGATTAAGCCAATCAAAACAAGAGAACTTGGAAAACCTATTTTGGCTACAAATTATCGTCCTCAGGTATATGACCCATCAGCAATAGCATTTATGGCAAGAGATACTATGGAGTAGTAAATAATGAAAATAACAAGTTTTCTTAGCATAACCACAGATGCTGTTATTTTAGCAATTGCATACACGCTAATTGGAATCATAACATCATTTGTTCTTTACTATTTGTTTGATACATTTGACGACAAATGGAAAAAACGTAGCCCGGTTTATCAGCTAACAGATATTACACTAGAAATATCTATCCTAGCAAGTGTTTCATTTTGGTCGTCTGTAATTATCGCATATTTAAGACCAATTTTACCAGTTTCTAAATTCTTTGAATCAATGATAGATAATTACGCATCATCAACCTTCTTTTTGTTTGCTATTTTTATATTTATGGACGAACTAACATTAAAATTAAAGCATATAAATCATGTTCATTTAGAACCTATTTTTGATGAGATATTCCCCAAATATGGTTCAATAGTTGATATGTCATTGAGCTATAAAAAGAAGTATGATTAAATATAATGCTGTTCCTTTCTTTGAACGTAGGAATTCTTGCAATATTTTACACTGTCTTAGGAGGTCTTCTTTCATATGGCATGCATCATTTATTTGATGAATTTGACGATGGGTGGAAGTCTAAAAGTATACCGTATCAACTATTTGATGTTTCTATAGAACTTGTTCTTATCGGATTAATTGCATTTTGGACTATATTTTTCATCAAGGATGCGCCACCTGTGTTTCCTGTTAGCAAAGAAATGGATTCATTTGTAGACTCATATGTGTCTGGAATATTTTTCTCATTTTCGCTATTTCTCTTTTTTGGTGATTTAGAATCTAAGATTAAATATTTATATGAAAAAGCAGTTGACCCGGTGGTAAAAAAGAATTTTCCCACAAAAGGTTCAATTTTAGATGGAAGTTTAACATTTGAATCACGTAAAACGGACAAAATTAAAATCACATACTGAACACATCAAAATGGAGTGCAAGCACACTCTCGTAATTGATGAAGGACAGCAAGTATGTACAACATGTGGAAGTATTCTAGACCAAGTAATTGACGAAGGTGCTGAGTGGCGTAACTATGAAGATTCAAAGGGTGAAGACCAATGCAGAACAGGATTTGTAACTTCTGATCTGCTTCCAGAATCATCATACGGTTCTATCATTTCATATAAAGGTGCAAATTCTTCAAATATGAAAGCTCTTCAACGTCTTTCTTGTTGGTCTTTATCATCTAATTCTCAACGTTCATGGATGGGAATATTTGATGCTATTAATTTGAGCTGTACTCACGCAGGATTACCTAAAGCAATTATTATGGATGCATGTGGAATGTACAAGGCACTTGAAGATGCGCAAAAAGTTAGAGGTGAGACCAGAAGAGCATTAATGGGAGCTGCAATCTTTGTTGCATGTCGCAATAATGGTGTTCCTCGTTCGTATGAAGAAATTTCAAAAATAATGGTTGTAAATATTCGGTCACTTTGTAAAGCTGTAACACACTTCTCACCTTCGGACAATACTGTTCTTCAAACCGAACTTGGTATTGCAGAACGTCTCTGTGCAACTTTATCATTAAATGATGAACAACGTGGAAAAATTATGGACTTACTATATGAAATTTCTACAAAGTCAGAAGATGATTTTGAACATACACCAAAGACTATTGTAGCGGGAGTTGTTGCTCATGTAATGGGATTGCGAACTAAAGTGCAGATGAAAATAGTTTCAGAGGCATCGGGAGTTTCCGCATTATCTATTCATAAAATAGTGGGAAAAATTTAGATATAGGTATTGCCTCCTAGCTCAAAAATACGATTTGATAACACATTAATTGCATCTTGGATTGTTTGTGGAGTTTTTTTCCAAACATTTGTAGACGATACTCCAATACCATATCCTGTGAATTGACCAGAAATACCACTATTTGACCAAGACAGACCATCGGAAGAGGTTAATATAGTACTTAAGCCAGAAGTATTAAATCCGACTGATATAAACTTTGTTCCATTCCAGCAAACTCCATTTGCTATTATGGTAAATCCACCCGTTCCAACAGTCCAGTTCATACCGTCATATGAATATAACATAGTGCGTCCAGAACCTATACTATCTGCGCCAACTGCTACAAACAAAGTCCCATTCCAGCAAACAGAATTTACAACATATGTAAATCCACCAGTTGTAGGCGCCCATATTATACCATCTGTTGAGTATACGATAGTATTTCCTAAAAAGCTACCATTTGTTCCAACAGCTACAAATATTGCGCCATTCCAGCAAACTCCATAGCCTTGACTAGGAATTCCAGTTCCACCTCCAGGATTCCATGTAATCCCATCCGATGAATATATAATAGCAGTCCCACTTGAACTTGAGCCAACAGCTACGAAGATTCTTCCATTCCAACAAAGTCCACGTCCATTAATATCAAATGCCCCTGTCACGGAAGGTGTTATCCAATTAATACCATCAATAGAACTTACAAAAATGGGACCAGGTGATTCACCAATCGCCAACCAATAAAAACCATTCCATACAATTGCATTTGTTCGAGCTGAAAACGTCCCAGATGCTGCATTCCAGGTATTTCCATCATATGAGTAAATAATACTTGGAGCCCCTGTAGTAGATATACCACCTGCAACCCACATCGAACCATTCCAAGTGGAAGTATTAATAACTGATAAACTTACACCTGTCACTGTAGCCCAGTTTAATCCATCTGTAGATGTAAGCATAGCTGGGCTATTACCTCCAGCTATAGTTTGAGTTACAAGATTAAGTGGATTTGGCCCTACACTTCCACCTCCATGGGCCCAATATGAGCCAGTAGGACCAATAACATCTCCGGTTATCCGTATATTATCTACATTTAGCAAATCAATCTTTGCATCATATCCTCCAGTTGTATTCGTAATAAGTTTAGGAGATAAAACATGCTTTAAAATGTTAGCTGAAAATGAATCAGAACTCGCCATTTACTATTATCTTATAGAATGAGTCAACAGTTTAATACCTTTTCTCCGAGTATTCATATGGAGCCTCTATTTGATGATTCAAGCACAACACTCGGTGGTCGTTATACATTGTTCCCTATTTCTCCACAAGAGCAAGACTTATACGGAATGTATAAGAAAGCGGTAGCAAGTTTCTGGACTGTGGAAGAAATTGATTTTAGCAGAGACCGAGATGATTGGGAAAAGCTAAATGAAAAGGAGCAGTATTTTATCAAACATATCCTGGCTTTCTTCGCCGGTTCGGATGGAATTGTTCAAGAAAATCTAGCTTCTCGATTTCAAAGAGAAATTCAATCGCCTGTAGCACGTCTATTTTATGGCATTCAGAATGCAATGGAGGGTATCCATTCTGAAACATATTCTCTTCTCATTGACCAGTATGTGAAAGATAAAGACGAACAAATTACATACTTTCGCGCAATTGATACGATTCCTTGTATTCAGAAGAAAGCTCTTTGGGCAAAAAATTGGATTGAATCTTCTAAAGATTATGCTACTAGACTTGTAGCATTTGCCTGTGTTGAAGGCATCTTCTTCAGTGGGTCTTTCTGTGCTATTTATTGGGTCAAAAAGCGCGGACTCCTTCCCGGACTTACATTTTCAAATGAGTTAATTTCAAGAGATGAAGGACTTCATACCGAGTTTGCAATTGCGTTATACCACAAGTTGCAAAATAAGCTAACGAATGAACAGATTTCAACAATTATTTGTGAAGCGGTAGACATAGAAACTGAATTTATTTGTAACGCTCTTTCATGCGCACTTATTGGTATGAACTCTCGCGATATGACACAATATATTCAATTTGTGGCAGATAGATTGGCCCAACAGCTTGGACTATCAAAAATTTATAAAGTTGCAAATCCATTTGATTTCATGGAACTTATATCATTAGAAGGAAAAACCAACTTCTTTGAGAAAAAGGTAAGTGAGTATTCTAAGCCAGGAGTCGGAATGAACGCTTCCGATATGACCGTGCGATTTGACGATGAGTTTTAAAGCTACTTAGGTTAACTTTATGATAAAATTAAGTACCATATCTGTCGGTTACAGGACCCTTGTATGGTAAACGCATGAGATTTGAAATATCATGTTTAGGCACTAAACATAAATCATTGCACGTTCCTCCTACATTTCTTGTTGCAGATGGATCATACGAATTAAATGCAGTTAATGCTCGAAATTTAGTTTGCGTGGATGCAGCATTGCCAAACGAAATTGCGCGTAGTTTTAATCTTCGTGTATAATCCGAAGAGTCATTCACTTGCGGCATTTATACCTTAGCTACAAATTTAGAAAATTATAAACATATAATTAGATTTTTAACTGTTCATTCATCATAGCGTTACTTATTTATTTATTTTTTGGCTTCGTTACAGATGGCATAAATGTAGTTAAACTCTTACTGTTAGCTGCTGATAATTTTGGTTTAAAGACTGTTAGTCTATTAATGGATTTAGCGGTTGGACTAATAGCACTACCTTGAATAGCAAGGGCCTTTTTAAGCTGAGTAAACTGCGATGCGTCGGCTCCTGGCATTTTATATTTCATACGTTAAAAGAAAGAAGGTTTCTTTCAGACAAACTATCAAATGAATCTCACGCATGCGGCCATTGCAGTTTTATCTTCAATGATTTTTGTTTTATCCGGAATGATTGGATATGTCTATTGGCAACAAACTCGTATGCTCCAACACATTCAATCTCTTGCTCTTGCTTTAGCAACTCACGTAGAACAAGTTCTACAAATGAATCAGCTAGCTCCTGAACCAGAAGAGCAAGAAGAAGAGCAAGAAGAAGATGACCGTGTATCCGTAAAGGAACCTGTTGAAATTGTAGAAGGTCCCCCTACAGCCACGACGCCTGATGAAAATGATACTGACGACCTCCAGGACAAGACATCAACCCAGTTACGTGAACTTCTTAGTAAAAAAGGCATTCCTTTCGGAAAGCGTGACTCAAAGACCGTTCTTCTCCAGCTTTTAAAGGCAACCGCCTAATACTATAGAATGAAGTTAATATCATTTGATGTAGGATTACGTAATCTTGCCTATTGTATCCTGGAAGGAACCAACAGACAAGACCTTCGAATTACTGGTTGGGACCTAATTGATGTAATGGCGGAAATGGGTGGGCTAGATAAACCACTTTGTCATAAATGTAAAAAGCCAGCATGCTGGATTCAGAGAGAGACTTATGCGTGTACACGCCACAAGGGAGCCTCCGGATTAACATACCAAAAGACAAGCCTTATGAAGAAGACGAAAGAAGAGCTTCAGACTATGGGTTCTTCAGTGAATATAGTTGGGAAGACGAAGAAGGAACTTGTGGACAAACTCTATACTCATTTTTCAGGGAATGGGTGGAAACGTTGTGTAAAATCTGCCAAGCAGGGGTCGGTAGTAGACTTAGCACCGGCAATAGCAACCTCTTTACAGACACGGGCAACGCAGTGGGAACATTCAAATCTCATAGTTTTTGAACAACAGCCTGATAAGCGCATGTTATGTGTACAAGGAATGCTTCATATGTGGTTTGTTGCACATGGTTATCGTTGTAAGGGTGTTTCAGCTGTTCATAAACTGACAAACATAATTACTCTACAAGATTCTACAAAAACATATAAAGGACGCAAAAAAACTGGTATTGTTCATGCTGCGCAATTAGTTCCTACAGAAGAACTAAAAACATTTATGCTAAAACATCCGAAGAAAGACGATTTGGCAGATTGTTTTTTACAAGGATTATGGGTTTTGGAAAACTCAAAGTAGAACAAACCGATAAATTATACGATTATCCATATTAGTCACCTGTTTTGTCGTGAAGTTGATAAGATGCTTTGCAACTATTCCTGGCAGTGAACCGTTCTCAGTATTATGATATATCTTCAACTCGGACATATTTGCGTTGAATGCGTCACGTATACGACGTTGGTTCTCAGGAGAGTATACTGTAAATAAGAACTCATTATTTAGTTTGTATTGAAATGCAAATTCCATTTTACCTATGACTATTCGCTCATTTTTGACTTAGGAAATCCATTTTCCATAAAACGGATTAGAGTTTTCTAAATCAAACACTATGCAAATGATTCCGGGAATTTTACAACTCAATTCAAAAACAAAGTATGGCATGTCAAGCCGAAATGTGCCATCTTATCTATTTAGACCATTGAACACAACTCTTGGAATGTGCATCGTTGGTTGCTCAAGAAAAGACGTATCCTCCAATGTTCTTGCTCTTATTAATGTAGAACATTGGGAGACAGAAGCTCTAACACGTGGAACATTAATTAAAATTTTGGGGAATTGTGGAGATAAAACAGCGGAAGAAGAGGCAATTTTATATCAATATATTACTCCAAATCGTAAAAAGTTAGTAATTACGGAACCTTCATTTGATTCACACCGTCTAGTTACGGGTTACACATTTAATGTAGACCCAATTGGGTGTGTTGATATTGATGACGCTATCACTATTGGAGATGATGGTTATATTTATATTGTCATTGCAGATGTTGCCTGTTGGATGAAGAAAAATCCAGAGTTATTCGCGAGAGCTTCTGCTTCTGGACAGACATTCTACAATAATGGTAGTATAGTTCTTCCATTACTTCCAATTCAAGAAGAGTGTTCTTTACTTCCTGGACGAAAGAGAAGAGGAATTGCGCTAAAATATTCTGAAACTGAAGTTTCATTTGAACGAGTTATGATTATAAATAATCAGTCATTCACATATGAAAATATTCACCTTTCCAAATACGGGTCTCTTTTACAAGAATTAGCATCTAAATTTGCAAAACGTGATATTGTTGATTCACATGAATGTATCGAACAAATTATGATATTCTATAACAGCGAAGTTGCTAAAGAATTAATACGAAAGAGAAAGGGGCTTCTTCGTAGTCAAAATGCTCCGGATATAAATAAATTGAATGAATATGCAAAAATTGGAATAGATATGAAATTTCTTGCAAATAAATCTGCATTTTACTGTGATGCAAGCCAACCTACTAAACATTGGGGACTTGATATTGAGTACTGTCATGCTACATCTCCTATTCGTCGCTTTGCAGATATTGTTAATCAACTTGTTCTTATGAACGAAGATGCGACAGTAGATATTGCGCAACTCAATATCTTATCAACAAATGCAAAAAAATACGAGCGTGATATATTCTTTCTAAATACAATCTTGAAACCTAATAGAACTGTAAACGGAATAGTTTTGACAGAAAGACGTATTTGGGTTCCTGAATGGAAACGAGTTATAACATGTGAAAACTTATTTAATACGGGAACACGTGGAAAACTCTATTATTCTGTAGATATGGATAAACCTACTTGGAAGAAGAGACTGGTATTTAGATTCGAAGATACAAACTATCTGGAATAACAAAGCTTCGAACAATACGTCCTTTCACTGCAGTCATTTTTTCTATCATTTCCACGTCTTTTGCAATAGTGCTAATATTGACCCATTCATCAATAATATTGGATAGTTTTAGCATAGCACGAACAAAGTTACCTTGTTCAATTCCAAGACGTTCGCAAACAAAATCATCACCACTCATCCATGCTTCTACTGCGTCATACCAATAACTAGTAAGATTCCAATATGATTCATCACTCTTAATAATCTCTTTCTCTGCAAATGTTTTTGCATAATTTTCAAGTTGTTTATGAAATTCACACTTAGTGATATACTCATCAATTCTTACATCCTCTAGAAACACTGACAGACATTTTACAATTTCTTCGGCGGAAGAATTATGAAGAAGTTTAGAGTTAAACGCGTGTGTCATAAGCAGCGGATGTGCTTCGTGAATTTCTGATGCCATAACTCCCATTTCACTAAGAGAATTCTTAGTTATAAATCCCATTTGCGATAATGTTTCATGTCTTTTTGCAATATCACAGTTAAAATCTTCAATCTTCTCCTTATATAGGTTTAGTGCATCAATTTCACGGACAATAGTATTGAAAGTCTTAAAGTTTTTCCATGCAGTCTCCCATCTGGGATGCATATGTGTGTTCTTCCATCTATCAATTTCGGCTTGAAATTTCTTTCGTTCGGCATTCACAGATAGTGAAAACTTCTCTTCAAGATTCGCACGAATTTTAAGGTCACTTAACATAGCTTCATCATTGTGTACAAGACGAGACTTCTGAATGTCAATTTTTTGTTGAACTTCCATCGCAATTTCTCGCATTTCAGACGCCCAATAAGAATCATTAATAACGTCCTTTCCAGATTGCAATATCGATAAAATATACGAATAGTGAAAGTCCATCTTAGAAGACAATTCGGCTTTTTTACCTAGCATCATCTGCTCTACGGTAACAGGACTTTCAGGGTCACGCATAGGAAGATAAATAACAATTCCCTTATCATCTTTACCACGTCGCCCGGCACGTCCCGCCATTTGTGTGTATTCGGATGGTGTTAACATGCGATGAGAGTCACTTGTATCATCATACTTACGATAAGACGTGAATACTACAGTCTTCGTAGGCATGTTAATGCCCACTGCAAACGTTTCGGTTGCAAATAAAACCTTGATAAACCCACGCCCAAATAGAATTTCAACAATTTCCTTAAGTACTGGAAGGAGACCACTATGGTGATACGCAACTCCCTTTTCTAGAAGGTCTACAAGTTCATGATACTGTGCAGACTTCTCGAGATGTGGATAACGATGCAGATGAAATTTTACAATATGACGAACACTTGCTGCATCGCTCGAATCAATCAATGAAGTGGATACCTTCTTTGCCAGTTCCACGCATAACTTACGAGAGAATACGAAGAATAATGCAGGAAGGTCCATTTCTATGATAAGCTTATTCATGCGGTCAATAAAGCTAGTTGTGTGGTCTACTCGTTTTACAACATCTTCACCTTCTTGCCGAGCGGCTACTCGTTCCTTATGCAGCCGCTGTTCTTTCTGGTCACTATAAAATTTATTAAACCATTCGATATACGCTTTTCGGTCAAATACCTCTTTTGCATCTAAAATTACAGTTTTATTTGGAAGTTGATGACTGAGAGGAACAACGCGATATTCTGTAGAAATCAGATGAATACGCTTTTTCTTAATATCTCCTAACCATGTTGCAAATTTAGATGGATTCTCAATAGTTGCGGATAGTAGAACAAGATTAACCGATGGGTCTAAAAGAGTTAGGCACTCTTCCCAAACCTTTCCTCTATCTCGGTCATTAATATAATGCACCTCATCAAATACAACTGCATCCAGATTATGTAATGAAAGGTCTGCGGTCACACCAATATTTTCGGTTGTTGTTCCCTGCTTAAATAGTAGATTTCGCAGAATTTCTGTAGTCATAATAACTACGTCTGCTTGAGGCATAAATTTGATATCTCCAGTCATAATTCCAACACTTGGAAACGTCTGTTTCAAATCATGAAACTTTTGATTACTTAGTGATTTAATAGGAGTTGTATAGAAAACTCGTTTTCCCTTCGCAAGAGAATGATGAATTTGATACTCTCCTACAAGAGTCTTTCCAGAACCAGTCTTTGCGGTTACTAAAACATTTTCATCATTAGAAATCGCATAAATTGCATGCTTTTGAAATGGATCAAGTGGAAAGTTAAATGGACTTATAACTTCTGGAGGAGTTGATTTAAGGTTCACAATATTAAGCATTTTACGTATACTCCGGTTTGAGTGTAAATAAAGAATCCATTTTATGCGTTATAGTTTTCATAACTGACTCATAAGTTCAGACAAATGAGTGACATACTCGGTGTTGATTTTCTTACAAATCCAAAGATTACTGAAGGAGGTGACATTAAATTGCCAGACTTAGCAACTATTGAACTACCTTCATTTGGAGATGTAGAGCAGCCGCCAGAGGCGCCAAGACTTGTCCCTTCATTTGCCGAAGCTGGGCCCGCTGAAACAAATGATGGGTTTCGAAATCTAAATGCTAACCCATTTGGCAGCTCTATGCCTCGCATGTCAGATGAATATGTCATGAAGGAAAAGTATGAGATTCTTCGTAAGTTTGACCGTCTTCAAAAACTAGGAGTTCCAATTCGTAAGCGATTTACTCTAGATTCTCCGCTCGAGGAGATGAAGATGGAACTTGAGTTTATTAGGCGTGAGAAGGCGATGGACCAAACAATTAAGCAGTTTTGCGACTGGTATATTACTGGCATGTCTGCTATGGAATGGTCTAGCAAGAATGTTCCATTTATGCAAGCATTTGGTCTTAAACTTGACGGTCTTTCTGAGTCTGCGCAAATGAATGTGGCAGACATGGAGGAGGATTTTGAAGAACTTTATGACCTATACGGTGATAAGCTCAAGATGCATCCACTTGTTCGTATTCCTATTCGGACTTGTATGATGGTGTACATGGTACACTTAACAAATCAGATGGCTATGAAAGCTCCGATTCCAAATATGGACCAGATTCTAAAGTCAAATCCCGATATTGCGCGTCAGCTCTCTATGGCTGCAATGCAGCAGCAAACACAGGGAATGAAAGCCGCAGCTGCTCCACCTCCCCCCATTCAAGCCACATATGCAGCTCCAAGTAATCCCTTAGCCGGGCTTTCTAATTTTATGAGCGGAATGATTCCTCCACCTCCCCCACAGCAAACTAATGTAAGACCTCAGGTTCCAAAGAATATTGGGTTTAAGCCTATGAAACCAAATCCTCAACCACCTGCGGCTACTGTAACTCCCGCGCGAGATATGAAGGGACCGGTTAATATTGATGACCTGCTTAAGTCAGTCAATGCTAACATGGAAACGAAGAGTGTAAAAATGACACCACCTCCTCCGTCAACTCCAAAGAAGGGTGGTTCAACTGGTAAGAACAGTGTCACTATTAAGCTTTAAAGGTTCCTTAAAGTTAGCCAACACTATCGGAGTTACAGATTCTAAGCTTAAATCATCATCATTGCGATTCTTAAAATAATCCAAAAATTTAAAATTTAAATCTGAATCTACCCATTCGTAAACACCGTCTGAGTTGATTTTTAATAATTTAGTAATCGGAGTATTTGTTTCTAATAATTCATGGCGAGTTACATACTGTCGATTTGCACGAGCACCGTGATAAAGATGAGATATTATGGTTCCAGATAAAAATGCTATACGAGGCGCAGGCTTATCATAAAATGCAATGTATTCGTCTTTGAGACTTGTAGGACAAGATTTGAATTTACTATTAAATGTTTTCTTTAACCAGCCGGCAGATGATAATGCGTCACCACTCCCGGATACCGCATAATCAAAAAACCCAATTTTATTATACCATTCACGTCTCATACACCATGCAAACCCAGGATGATACTTTGAGTTATATTCGGTTTCCTTGAGTTTTACAATGCTATCTCTTGATAATTGCTTTTCAGTATATGTTAAATCTAGCCAATGTGCTGTCTCAAATGGTTGGACAACATCATGCGTATCGAGTAACCTAGAAGTAGAATAGTACCATGATGCATCATCAAATAGTATATCACTATCTAAAAATGCTAGCTTAGTATATCTACTTGGAACTTTCTTTTCTAACAGACGGCATAGGCGTTCTTTATGAAACATATGTGAGTTTCCCTTGACATGAAACGCATCGGGAATTTCTGGCTCTCGTCCTTCAAACACTAATTCTATGGTAAACACAGGAAGTCCTTGGCATCTTAAACGATTTACTACATATAGATAATTCATAATTATACGCTTGGTCTGCATCGGGTTAAATATGACAAAGCATATCGCCATGTCATGTTTAGAAAACCAGATTCCCATTATTTTAATGACACGCTTTAATTCCAATTAATGTTAAAAAAGCGGTTTGGACTCCAAATAGATAGTGTAAAACTTCACCTAGTATAAACATTATAATAAGCGATTTTACAATACTCGATTTGAATAAAAAAGAATATATAATTGCAAGACCTATAGTTCCCAGTATGTCATTTAATGAAAGCCCTAAGAAGCGCCTTTCATGAAACCCTTTTTTGGGAACTCCAAAAATAAATTTATATGGACAGCTCATTACACTTATGAAAACATAGGTTTTTCGGATGTACTATAAGCTGGTTGGTCCATCTGTCCCGCCAATCCTGCTGCAGCGCGCATTGCTAAATCAGGGTTATCCATTCCTTCGCGAGCAAATGGCCCCTTTCCTCTAAATAGACCACCGGCAACAATAACAAATGCAGCAGTTAATAGAATAGAAGTTACGACATCACGAGTACCAACAAAACATACAGCAAAGATTGCGAGACGACGAAGAAGTAGATTACTACTGTACTCTTTATCGTCGTGGCTAAACTCGTGAGTAATATACCGACTTCCAATATTTAATAATAACATCATCATTCCCACAAAAAATGGTGACGATGCGGCATAATTAATGTGCTCTATCATCCTTAATAAAAGCTAGCAAACTTTTCAATCGTCTTAGGAGCACTCGCAGTTACCTTTCCAGCAGAGGGTGTTGAGTGAAGAGCAGGTGTTCCCTTCTTCTGACCTACTTGGGGAAGCTTTGTGTCACCCTTAAAGGCTGGACCCTTATGCATTCCTTTGAGAACTCCACTAACAGAAGGAGCAGGGACGCCCGCACTTTTAGGTTGGGGCTTTTCTTCCTTTGTTTCAACTGTCTTGTTTTCCATATACTCAGTCACACCATTCACAGACATTATAAAAGCAATTGCAAGAAATACTCCTACAATTAAGCTTTTATAAACTGTAATAGCGAAGATACTCCCCAATACTAAAACTACGCCAACGGGAGAAGCAAGAAAGCTTTGTAGAAAAGCGGGAACAGGATGAGTGAAGAATGCCACATACCCAATTGTTAATGCTACTAGGCCGAGTTCTACAGATGATACTCTCATTTGTTTGAACGGAATGTTAATATTTTTCTATGTGTCTTCCAACAAGTGGGATATGGCAAGTTTAGAAGAAGTCTGGGGGTCATCATTCCCTAAAAAACATCATAATATGTCTTCTAGACACCATCAGAAAGAAGAACCGCGTGATGCTGAAAGAGAAGGGCGTGTACATCCCACACCATTACATCGTACGCAAGCTACCGTTTCGAAGCATAGAAAGACAATTGATGACCTTTCAAAGTCACTACCAATTGTTGAAAATGATGAAGACGGTGAATCAAATTACGGTCCGGCGAAGATTGGTCATACGGAGCATATGACGAACTATTCATCTACAAAATCAGGGTATTCTAAACCATTTTATCCCTCAGATAGTGGTACAGATTTTGCTTACGCACCTACATCTTTTCAAGATGCAGCATATGAAATTAAACTAAATCAGATTATGAGAATGATTGAACAAAATAAAGTTGGCTATGAAACTCCCTCGTCGCAAGATATGATGCTATATATTTTTACAGGAGTGTTCTTTCTATTCACTCTGGATACATTTGTAAATTTAGGAAAAAGAATGAGGTGATGTGAAAAACGGATTTAACATTATCTATTATTGAGGCTATTACCAGCAGCAACAATGGACAATTTTCTTCTTAACAAATGGAACGGATACAATTTTGGCAAGACATTTGCTGAAATTGCAAATGGAGATGATATGTACACGAATGACCCATATTTCTTTCTCGACCGCGAGCTAGATTACACAAATCGTAAAGAGTGGCTTGAGGCTAAGCGTAATGGCTTGATTCGTCACGTCAAGCCGTATCGTAAAAAGTGGCTGGATTATGTAGTCGGCAAGGAGTTCAACACTCTCCAAGAATGGGTGACAGATTGTGGAGGAACTTTGGATGATGTAAGGTATGGTGTAAATCGTGTACACCAGACTAACTGGCGCGGACAGCCTCTGCAGGCTAAACTTGTGTGTCTTTCACACTTTCTTCGACAGATTGGATATGAAGAGGCCCGCCATATTAATGTTCCTGTAGGGAAAGTAGTGAGTTGTCGGATAGAAAATCCAGATGGTAGCGCTGTTATCGGAAGCACTATTAATAAGTGGGCTATGCCGATTCATACTGACCGACAATATATTCATGATATTATAAGGTTTCCTATGAACAACGGCGGTAGGGACGAGTATTATTATTGTCCATCTGAGATGCCAAAGGGTACAAAAGTTGTATTTTCTTACGACTGATGAAAGCTTTAACACTACTACTTCAAAAAACAAATATAAAAAGCCGAAAGGCATTTTTTAAATTATGCGCGTTCTGAAATGCGAGATTCAAATTGTGAAAAGTCATCAAATACATTATCCAAGTATTCAATTTCAAATGTTAGTGAATATTCCCCCGTATTCCAGTATACATAATCGCCTGTAGACTTCTGTAAATGAGTACGCGTACGAATATGCATACGGTCTAGCTTTCCGATTGCAGGTCTGTACTCTGCAATGTTTTCCTGAGCCGAATGGTCATTGTAAAAAATATGGTCTGTAACTTGTTGACCAAATGGAATCTTTGCAAATGCGCTATCTGGGTAGCCTGAGCGGTCTGCTCCTACTGAGCATTCATCAGTCTTATTAAGACCTTCAATGTCAATTAAAAAGTAGAGAGCATTTCCAATATCTCCGCCACTTTTTGAATATGGTTGACTATCCGGAAACTCCGCTCCTGCGAGACGTAGTGAGATTACGTTTTCATATACACGAGGGAAATATATAACCATATCTCCATTGTAAGGAAATTTTACCCTATCACGGTCACTCGAATCAATAATCAAAAACTTTTTTACAGTTTTAAGTTTTTTGATTGGATTCGAAGGTGCGACAATAGTACCGTTATAGTCGAAGCTACGATTCATCTTTACTATTTGTATATAGTGTTTCTTTTATCATATCCCAATATTTCGCATCATGTCATCAAGAGAATCAGTATTGAAGATATCGTCACAAATAAACTTTATCGTTACGAGAAGAATATAATAAACCTTTGGGTCAAAAGTCTTTGTAGTGCGAATAGAATTCATAAGAAATGAAATAAGAGATTCGGCATCTCTACATGCCCTTCGAAAAGTTTTGTCTTGTACATCTAAGTTAAGTTCTGAGAAATCGTATATCCAATCTCTCCAACGCTCAATAACATGTTTTTCATTCTCTATCCAATCTTCAGTAATACGTCCTTCAGTTTGGAAGAACTTTATAGTTTCTACGAGGTGCTCATAGTTCTTATACTTTTCATCATTAGAATACTCGCTATGAGAATCCATTGTTTCATCTTCGATTTCCATTGTATCTGTGAATGAGTTGTTGTTATCCATACACCTTTTATATTTAAACAAAAAAATCCGTTTTATACTTTTACAATAGAACCGGTAACCCAAATAAACACCGCAGCAGCAATTTGTGCTAGAATATAACTTACAGCCTTTGCCTGCCCAATTTTACCAGAAAGTAATGCCCATCCGGTTACAGCTGGATTAAAGTGTCCTCCTGAAATTTTACCACCAAGACCAATTGCAATAGCAAGTGCTGCAACAATAAGAACCGGAACACCGGTGAATGATACGGCGCCAATTAAAAGCGCAGTTCCTAAAAATTCAACAATTGTAGGAGATAACATTTGTAATATAATAATTATTATTTATTGTAAAACGTATTGATTTACTATAATTTAAGATACTAGTAATGGCACTTACAATTCATGGATATCAACTTTTAAAAAAAGATGTGTCAAATTTACACCATCTTAAAGGAACACTTACCGTAAAACCATATGTGCCTTCAGTTTTTGTAAAACCGCAATATGTTACAAGATATCCCGTATATTTTGAAACAGATGAATATATTTATGTTCCAAAACATTACGGAATTGAAACATACGGACCTCCAAAATCCTCTAATAGAAATGTGCCGCCAACTCTTTCTAAATACTGGGAATTTGCTGGTTCATTGCGTCCTTCACAACTTGAAGTTGTAAACTCATTTCTAACGCCTACACCACGTGATGGCATTATTTCTCTACAAACAGGGGGTGGTAAAACTGTATGCGCACTGTATATTGCATCTGTTCTTAAGGTATCTACAATTGTTTTAGTTCATAACACATTTCTACGAGACCAATGGCTAGACAGAATTAAGGCGTTTCTTCCTAAAGCAAGAATTGGGTCGGTTCAAGGAGATGTTATTGATATTGAAAATAAGGATATAGTTGTCGCTATGCTTCAAAGTGTTTCAATGAAAGAGTATCCTATCAAAACATTTGAACAATTTGGTTTATTAATTGTTGATGAATGTCACCATATTGCGTCAGAAGCATTCTCGCAAGCAATTCCAAAATTGACTTGTAAGCATATGTTAGGTCTCTCTGCAACACCTGACCGTAAAGATAGATTAATGCATGTAATTAATTGGTGTTTAGGTCCGATTCTTTACAAATCAGATACTTCTGATAAGGTAGACTCAAAGGTTAAAGTTGAAGTATATGAGTTTGAGCCACCAGATTCTTCATATAATGATGTAATCTATAACCATGCAGGTGTAATGTTCACATCTCTTATGGTGAATAAAGTTGTAGAATATGCTCCACGAAATAGACTTATTACAGAGATTTTGTCTGATTTATATGAAGATAAAGAACGAGAGATTCTCGTACTTACTGACCGTGTAGAACATACGAAGGTACTATTTGATTCTCTACCGCCACACATTCAAAATACGTCATGCATTCTTGGTCGCAATGTTAAATCAGCGCAACGAGCAGAATGGTGTGAGTCAAAACGTATTCTAATCGCAACTTACTCTATGTGTAAAGAGGGATTTGATGTCGCCAAGCTTAATACTCTTATCATCGCAACACCTCGTCCAGATGTCGATCAGATTGTTGGACGAATTCTACGCACGGAAAAGACAACCCGAGTTATTGACCCACTCATCATCGATATTGTCGACCCAGCATTCCGCCGCCAGTTCCAAGAGCGCCTGTCATTATACAATAAACGGGCATATCATGTTCAGAAAATGAAACTTAATTAGACGCCATAGCCTTCATCAAAATCATAGTTTGCTACAGTATCATAATCTCTGTCTGTTTTTTCTTCGCGTCGGTCACCATAGTCGCCATAGTCGACTTGCTGCTCGATTCCTTCAACAATTGCTGCAACATCATCTTCTACATCACGTGAAGCATTATAACCTTCCTCTGGTCTGTCCATATCTTCTTCTTGCATAGCCCTTTCATATTCTGTTTCTGGGTTAGGTAAACGATATTCTTTTGCAAATATTTCACGGTCTTCGTTCGTGATAATATAGGGAGCAATGCCAATATCTAAAAGCATTTTAGTTGCTTCACGTTCTGTATCATTCATCTGTCTCATGCGTTGCTTGAAGACTTCACGTTCACGTGTACGTAGGTCAGAGTCTTGTTGAGTAGCCTGTTCTTTAGTAATTAAAATCATGGCAAACACCAAGTCTCTCTGTAAGGCTGTATTCAGAGCACTCAATAGCCCAGTCTTATTTTTATCATTCACCACTTCGTGTATTAACTCATATATGATACCTCTTGCAGAATCACGAACCAGTGGTTTGGAGATTGTGGTTTGTAAATATACATTCATAGACCTATATTCTGAGATACGGTCTATTGCAAACCCTTGTATAGAAAGTATATCGAGAATACGATTTAATAGAGCAAGGTATGCAATGCCATCAGTATCTGAATTCAGGAATATATCAATCTTATCTAACTTTGTAGACTTAGGGAATCCTAGACCAGCTCTACGGCGAATTTCGGTATCCGAAAAAGTTAAAATTTCAGGCGAAGATTGCTCTATAATTACATACGACGCAGTAGGAGATACCTTTGTTTGCCGAAGAACAATTTGTTCTTGAAGAACACTTGGAGGTAAACGACCTGTTAAATAACTTTTTGGCATAGGAATATCGCATATTGCAGCGGATTCTTCTTTTCCAATTTTCTCAGATGGAGTATATGCTAATTTTTCAACTTTTAGAACAGGAAGCGATAATTGTGTTGTGATAGTAGTATTTTCAGGCTCTAAATAACGTTCCTTAGCAGCCAGTATTTGTGTTTTAAACTTTTGTGCAGCTTGTTTAAGAAAAACTATCGATTCCTTGCGAACTTCCTTAGGTTTGGAGATGACAAGTCTTAAGAGGGTTGTAGTAGGCCCCTTAAATGTATTTGGCGATGATTCAAATGTATTTTTCAAAATTGAAATTACAGTATCAAGTGTCGGAGAATCAGAAGCATCATCCGTATCACGTGGAAATCCAGTTAGTTTTAATATTTTAGAACCAAATGACCGACGAGGAATTAAAAATGGGTTATGTGTCTGCAAAAGAATTACCATTCCTGCGATACCCAATATACCTTCTGTGCGTTCCTTAGCACTTTTTTCAATCTTCTTATTTCCACGAAGGACTGTAGTTAATTCACGAATATTCTGAACAATTGGAATTAACTGTGTTTCTGTTGGGAGAACTTGCATGAGAGATATTAATAAATACAAAATCGCTTCTCCGGGATTCTCCAATATAAATGCGGGTTTTAGTTTATTGATTGAATTTGCAAATGCAGCTACATGTGTTTCACCGCCAGCTTCTAAAACATCATGAGACTTAATTACATTTCCATCTTCATCAAAATCATCTTGAGCAGAATACACATCTGCATTAATTCGTTCTCCACAGAACTTACATGTGCGAAAGCCTTCGTCAATCACTGACCATTTTTCGTAAAATGCGTCCTTTTCATCTTCTAGACATCCTTTTAGAATAGAAAGAGTGTGACTGCAAATTAAAAATAAATCAGCGGAATCAAAGTATTGCTCTTCGCGAATAGCTGAACCACGTAAAATCTTTTCGATTGCTTCAGCTTGGTCTACAGGAGTACGGTTCTCATCTTTCATAACAGCTAAAATTTGTTTTCTTGTATCAGATTGCGGTTGCCCCGCATATTTCTCATATTTAGTAGCCTTTTCTGGAGTTTCCAAATACTGAAAGAACTTTAGAAGTTGCGAATGGTCTTTTAATAGGTCACTATCAGTAGTTTCTTTCCATGCAATTTTATTTCCTATTAAAAAGTCTGCAGTTTCCTGAACAATTTGAGACACTGGAATACAATGCCCGGTTGGAAGAGGTTTATGTTTTTCAATTGCAGCATTCACTAGACTCCATTCGGGAGAACGATATACTCCTGAGTTCAAAAAAGAATCAAATGAATCTGTGACAAAACACTCTTCAGGACTACTATTCGTTAAAGAAGTTATAGGTTTCTCATTCATCATCGCAGGAACTAACAGTCCAGATTTACTTGCTTTTGAAAGAATCATTTTCGAAACAATAGCACCATTATCTTCTTGCTTTGATAGCCAGAATCTAGGTTCAATGCCAGGATACCATTTATCGACATAGATATCCTGTAAGTTCTTAGAAGGAGCTGTACTATCATCAAGTGATGGAAATATAACCGAAGCTATCTGAGGAGTAGCAGTTATGGTGTCTACTGGAGGGAAAGTTTCTTTCCAAAGATTCCAAGGAATCGAAGAAAGTTTCACATCATATAACTTTAAAAACTTTTTACCTTCTGTGTATGGGTCGGAAGTTTTAGGTACACCATGTGTCATAATTGCCTCCATTGTTGGAAATACATGTTCAAGTGGTTCATCTGTAATAAACTTAGATGGTTCATTTGAAGCAAGAAATGGGTGGCCTTGTAATGGATTTGGAATTTCTGAAGAACGTTTCTCGATATAAAATCCACGAACTTTTACGTCATCGGCTGTATTAGTTATGGGTATTTTTACAAGACTAAACGAACCATCTTCATGAACTACGCCTTTTGTGCGCATATACGTTGGTAAAGTATGAATTGCGTTATTTCCATCATCATCGACTAGAATACCACCACTGATATATGATACTCCTTGAGTTCCGGTTGTTTTATAAGGCTTTGGAAGAGCTGTTAACATGCGCGGGTAATAGTTGGGTGTAGTACGTAAAGCAGGTTTATAAAGAGGTACCCAGTCAGACTCATAAGAATATGGTGAAAGTTCTAAATCAGTATAAATAGGTTTTACCCAATCTACATCCACTTCTTTGCGCGAAAGGTCTACTGTATAATCGCTATCTGTCACTGTAATGATATTTTCGTATATATCACGAAGACGGTCAACTTCCTCTGAAATCTTATTGTATTCAAATTTCGTAATCTTACCTTTTTTTGGAAGAACTTTATCAAAGTAATCTGTTAGTTGCTCATCAAGAGTAAAAAACCGTAATGACTCTGGTCGTGAAATTTCTTCTTCAAAATCTATGTTTTCAATGACCTCAAATTCGCTGGCAGGGTCAAAATGTATAAATCCTGCTTCCATTGTTATTCTATAGACCCTTTTCTACAACTGAGCAATATTCCTCAATTGTCGAGTGTGCCATTTTTAAAATTGAATCTGGCTTTTTAGTGGTATTAAAGCGTAGAATCATAGTCTTCTTAAGAGGATGAGGAATGTCATAAGATACAAAGTTTACATTAGCATCTCCATAAATAACTTCCTGCATAAGGTATCCGATTGTATGACCACCGCGTTCTACGCTGACAGAGTATGTCCCTTCGTCTGACTCTGTTTGGATATTATCCAATGCCTCTTTAACATACTCATCAACCTGCTTATGAAGAATAGCGATTGCCATAACAAGAATATCTTTTGACTTAAGAACACCGACGCTCTCCACATGTAAGTCAATCCAGTTTGGACGTCCTTTTTCATTTCGCGAATAATAACGCTGAACAAGTGAATTGTCAAATACGCGAACATCATTCCCAGATTCCTGATACGCCTTTCGAGCTTCCTTTGCCATTTCAGAATCAATATGCCATCCGGTAGTTGCAGTGCAAACTTGAGATACCTGGTCATGCTCGAGAGCAAGTCTTCCCTCAATATTCACAGCCTCTCCTTTACGCATTTTAAGAAAGAGAAGCGGAGTATTCAAATCACGGTCTTTCATAATAAGGTTAGCCGGAGTTGTTACAAAATCATCAGTGGTAACATTTCTTGCCTCCGCAGCTTCAATATTTAAAGTAAGCTTACCATCCTTGATAGTCGTTGAATCGGTAGTCATTACGCGAATAGGTAACATTTCTATACGATGTTTGAGCATCTCATGTGGTAGCTGAGTAGTATTCTCCAGAATCTTAACATCTCGAACTACCACGGTTGGTATGCTACCAAGTAGAACACGGCGAAGTCCATTGCAGAAAGATACTGGGAAATTCATAAGCTCACAATCAAGCTCAAACCCATCTTTAGAAACTTTTAGATTTTGAATAGTTGCCATTTACTACTCTCTTATTTCGTTAATGTTTCATCCGTTTTTTTCGTGAAAAGTGAATAACATGTCGCAGCCATATCTTTTTTATAGTGAAAGATGCCCGAACTCAAAGCAGATTATTGAAACACTTAAGGGTTTGAATAAGGCTGGCTTATATAAGTTTATTTTAGTAGAAAGTCTAGCTAGAGACCAAATTCCTTCATTCCTAAAGAAAGTACCAACCGTCTACGTGCCCGAAACAAAAGATATAATTGTCGGAAAGGATATATTTGGATACATTGCAAAGCCTACAAACTCGCGAAAAGAACTTCCTACTGCACCTCAAATAGCCGAGGGTGGGGCTTCTTCTGCAGCACCCGGAGAGTATAGTCCATGGGGGTTTGAAGGAAGTGGTAAATTAGGCGAATCATATTCCATGTGGGATAATCCTACTCAACAACCATCATCTGGAGGAAGTATGTGGACATTTTTAGATTATACTCCTACATCTGGAGCACCTGAACCAACAAGTGAGAATACAGTTAAGAACAAGAGCGGTGGAAATAGTGACGTAGCATCACGTATGGAAGCCATGTCATTACAACGTGAAAAGGAATTCGGAGGTGTTCAGCGCAAGTAACTTTAACATAATTTAATAATACAGTACAATGGCTTCAAAAACGGTACTAATGACTGCTCTATTCGACCAGTTTAATTCATTTATGAGTGAACTGAGAGATATGTACCCGGATGACCCAGATTTTCCACTATGTATTACTAGTGTAAGAATCTTAAAAGCAACAAATCCATCTATGCTTGCAAAATACATTCATGAAAATACAAATCAGTACGAGGAAAAAATCATGGCTCGCGATGAAAAGTTCTTTCTTGATACAGACTTTTCGGAATATAAGGAATATATTGCAGATATCAACATTTTTGACAAGCTCAAGCAATATGTTTCTAGTATGAATGAGTCATCAAAGGATAGTGTTTGGAAGTACTGTCAAAACATTATTCAGCTTGCGAAAGTGTGTTATTCTCCTTAGAATATGTCTCATAGCTCATTTGAGCATCATTTTCAAGAAGGTCAAACCCATACAAATCCTTTGGCTGTAGCTCGTTCAACTCACGGACTGCATTTTCAGGCTTTTCAAAATTACGGAATAGAATTTGATTTACTTCCGCTGGACTCCACTTGTAATCTTCACATGTGATACCTGCAACTTCTTTGTCATAAAAACTTGTAACCATTTCATTTAGAATAGCAACATTGCACTTCTTGAAATGAATAATCATATCAATACGGCCAGGTCGAATTAATGCGCGGTCAATACGTTCAGGAAAATTTGACGAAATTGCAATAATTCTTCCAGAAGATTCAAGTGTTCCATCAAGTAAGTTAAGTAAAAATGATAGGTCAATTACTTCCTTCACATCTTCTTCCACTACATCTAACCACGGGTCTCCGGCTTTCTTTGGCTTATCTTCTACACTCGACGTAGGCTTTTTCCATTCGCGACGAAGAACTGCATCGCCCATTGCATCAATATCTTCAATCACATAAAGACGTTCGTGAACAGGAATTGTAAAACGTTCTGTGACATTTCCATTAAACACATGAATCTCCTCGTTAAAAAAGAGATGTCGCAACTGAGCCTTTGTTTTAATATCTGAAAGTTGAATATTAATTATGTGACGGCGCGCAGTATTCGCAATTGCCTTTACAGATGATGTTTTACCAGTTCCAGGTCCACCATGAAATAGAAATCCGAGCGTATAAGGAATGCCCTTTTTCTCATACCAATCACGACGATTCAAAAAGAAATTTACATGATTTTTTACATTCTGTCGTTGCTCAAAAAATACATTATCAAATGTACGTGTTGTATAAAACTTGTGCTTGGTGTATACTAGATGAGTAGATGGTAGAGGATTCTGTGTTCTATTTTTACTCTTTGAGTTTGTCATCATATCAAAGTAATAGAGAGAAGTACCAAGCTTATTTGCAATACGGCGCTCGTAATCAACATTACAACGGTCGACAAATGTTTGAAGATAACGAATGTCATGTTCATAGCAAAAAATTTTGAATCGTATTATTTCTACCTGTTCATCATTATGCTTTAACTCTAAAAGTTGAAAGTATATATCAGGCTCTAGTAAAATAGGTTCAAATTCATATGGTAAATATTCAGGGTGATTCATGCATAAAATATTCTGCAAAAGAGGAAGTGTTGTAATGTAACTAATAATCGCATCCATACGAGTATTATTAATGGATACACTGCTCTTTGAAGTATTTTGAGGAATGTTGCGCTCACATTCAATTGTACAGCAAATTGGAACTCTCGGCTGATAAAAGGACTTTGCAAACGAGAGCATTTGTTAAAATATGCGTAATCTATATAAATGGCTGCTTTAAAACCACGAGTTCCAAACTTTGGAGATAAACCATTTGCTGAAAAAACAGCAGAAGAACTTGCTGAAGAGGGCAAGTCATCTGGTCCTAGTTCTCGCTCGTCAAGTAAAGGAAGGCAGCCTGAAGATGTAAGAATAACAATTAAACCAGACCCATCTGATGAAGGGAATGAATTATTAGCAAAAACTCTAAAACGTGCTAAAATATTTAGTGCTGGCAGAAAGAAGAGAAAGGCGAACAAGCGAACTCGTAAGATGAGACGCAAGCATTAACGATTCTTTCCGATAATACACATATCGAGTGTTTGAACATTTGAATTTGTGGGCTTCGAACGTTTCAGTCGGAGTTGCTCGCTTGCCTTTTCAACTACATCAGTTGATAGAGATACATATTTCTTAATATCGCGAAGCGGTCCCTGTACATTCATAGAAGGAAATTGAAGGCGAATAGGCGGAAGGTCTGATAACACAATATCATTTGAGCCCGCGGTATATTCGCGATACTGTTCAATATCTAGAACACCGCCAAACATACGAAGAAGAGTGCGAGGAGGAGCAGGTGACAAAATACGATTCTTGAAAAGGTCTGAATAAATCTTTCCAAGAAGAGCGTGTTGTGTCCACTTTGTTGAATCCGATATACGATTATCAGAATAACAATAAGCTAAAGCGCATTCAGGAGAGCAAAAGTTTCCTTCAGCTTTATATATGTTTTTATATGCATCATATGACTTAGGAAGAATGCACGCAGGCCAGCCGAATGCATGGCAACACCAAAAACAAGCTGTTTGAGGATTGTATCTATCTCCAGACATGTTATCTAAAACTGATTTTAGAAGGTCAGTATTAAATCTTTCAGCTACTCTCGAAACCTCTACTGCATTTAAGATATCCGAGTACGAAACTAGAACTTCATCAGCAGGTATAATTGCTTTTTCTTCCTCCTCGCCTATTCGCAAAAAGAAAACGACTGGAGTTTCATTCATAACTACACTCTCCTTTGCTGCCTTTGTTTTTCTTGGAGGCATTTACTGTAAAACACTCAATCTGTCAAAACCAAAGATAAATAAGTTCTTATTTTAACAAAAATCAGTCATCATATAATAAATGTCTGCAAGCACAAATTTAATAGTATCATTTTTAATTCCAGATAGCGGAACATCAAATAATTGGCGTATAGATTCCACTTTTACAAATTATGGGGGTGGCATTTGGTTTTCCGGTACTAACCAAGGTACTATAACTTCGCCAAATACAGACTACAATGGTGGAAATCTAATTGGATATTTTCGTATGTTGCAGAGTTATGGGCAAAAGGTTTTAGTTTCAATGGGTGGATCAGCATTTGATCTTCCAACTGCTATTCCCAATGTAACAGCTGCTAGCGCCCTTGCAGACTCAATAAATTATGCACTATTTGGTGTAACTACATTGTCGGCAAATGGATGGAGTGGCGTCATAGGAGATACTCCCTCAGTAACTCCATTTATATTTGATGGTATTGATCTCGATTTTGAACAGCTATCTGCTACAGATATTGCTGTTATGACAACATTTGTTTCAAGATTACGTCAATTTCTGCCAGCTGGAAAATTATTAACATGTGCCCCTGAAATTCCATACTTTCGTTCTGGAAATCCCAAAGGATTTAATGGAAATGGAGCAGCATATCCTTATGCCGCATATAATAGCGCACTTACAAGTCTGAATACAACAAGTACAACTACACTTTTCTCAGTAAACAACGTTGGCTTATTTGATAAGATATTAATTCAATTTTATAATCAGTCAGTTGATCAGTATCCGGGTGGAAGCTCCTTTCCATATATTCTTGCTGAAGCGGCCTACCTGTGTTTATCTTCAACCACTCCGAGTAGACCTACTCCTAAGGTATCCATCGGGTTGGTGTCTACTTCTGCTAGAGGAGGAGGTACACCTACCCCATTTCCAACGGCATCTCAGCTTGCGCCGCTACTATGGCAAGGTATATTAGATGCTCAAGCAATGATTGTTGCTGCAAGGCCAGGAACAGCTATAAATGATTGGCTGGAGGGTCTAATGGTATGGGATTCTCCTATTGGACAGACGTATTTGTCGGATATTATTTCTACTCCTAACACGTATATCCCAAATAATCAGTATATATATGGAGGTCAAAATTATACTGGAGGTGTTCGAGTAAACCCGCAATGGGCTTCTATTCCCTACCCACCTGTACCAACTCCCACAGGACCCGTAGGTCCCACAGGTCCCACAGGTCCCACAGGTCCCACAGGAACTACGGGAACTACAGGAACTACAGGAACTACAGGAACTACAGGAACTACAGGAACTACAGGAACTACAGGAAC